CATAAAAAAGAACCCCATTTCATTGTTTTCTAGTCAAAAACAATTTAACACAAGGGGTTCTTTTTTTCATTATATAAATTTTTCCATGTCAACCTGTAATTATTTCTTTAATGCAACACTAGTACCCCCAGGGGGACTCTTGCACCTCAGCCCAGAGAGATAGTCCTCGAAAAAATATCCCATTCCTTAAAGCCGAAAAAACATTAAAAATACCATAGAAAACCATAAAAAATTCATCATAAAAAACATCAAAATTCACATGATGTTACTCATAATGTTACATGAAAAGATTTTTATTAATTCTTATACATAACTTAAATATTACGAGATTACGCAAAACCTCTGCATTTTTACGCATTTTCACTGCTAAATCACTGCATTTTTACTTGATTTTCCTGCACATATACTCGGATAGCTATGCTATAATTAAAATGGATACATTTATATATTAAAAATCATTTTAAAACATCTCTTGAAAAAGGGGTGTTTTTGTTTTATCGAAAACCTATTATATAAACGAATTACACACCACTTTCCATGTAATGCTTGAATTTACTTGGATTGATGGTGTTTTTGCAAGGTGTACTTTGTACACCTAAGGTAATAATGATTTTGCCCATAGAGAGGGGCGATAGATTGGACAAAAATATATTGAGTTATGCAAACAAAGAAACTAATGTCATGCTACTATATAATGAATTTGGCGAACCAATTTTATCTATTAGTAGAGAGTTTACTAAAAATAGTGAATGTCTATATATTTCCGTAGTTGATGGAGAGGAAACTACACCCCTATACCCTCCACTTTGGCATAACCCTAAAGCAGATAAAAAAAACAATGAAACTCCTAAACATACTGGAGGGAAAAAACCTTATTTAATGCTAATGATAGATGAAATCGAAGAATTAAGAAGTCAAGGTGTAAAAAATGTTGAGGAGCTTATAGGATATGTAGCTTGCCTTGGAAAGTATATTGAATGGAATACTGGGAAACTAATCCACAAAAGAAGTAAAAAACCTATTCAATATAAAGATCTTCTTAATATTTATAGCTGTAGCAATAAGAAGCTTAATAAAATGATAAATTTAATGAAAGAACATGACCTTCTCTATTATACAGACGAAGGTTATTTTATTTCATCTAAATATATAAAAAAAGGAAAAAGCAAATAGAAAGGACGATAGATATGTCTTATAGAATAACGACCTACAAGAAAGCATTTGAAGAAGTGCTTGGAATGGAATTTGACGAGAATTTACAAACTTTTGTAAAGTTACTTGAATTTGAAGGTCATACAGAAAAAAGTATTTCTTATTCTGTCTGGAAGTCACAAGAAAAGCTGTTGAAATTTAAACATGACTCAAGGTTTATGGGTGTTTTAAAAAATGAAATCTTAAAATACTCATGGCCAAAAGGTGACCCTAGATGGGATGGTTATTGGAAAAAGAAAAATGAGGAAGAAAAAACAAAAAAAATATCAGAAGAATTAAGACAAAAGCAAATTGCTGAAAACAGAAAACTTGGTGCTGAAAAGGCAAAGGAAACTAAATATAAGAAGAGGTATAAAGGTTTTGTATATTTTATTCAAGGTGAATATGGCGGAGCTATTAAAATTGGCTTCTCTAAGAAACCAGAAGAAAGATTGAAACAGTTACAAACTGGCTACCCTGATACATTGCAGATATTGCTCTTAATTGCTGGCAATGAAAAAGATGAAAAAAGATTTCATGATGAATTTGAATCATATAGACTTAATGGCGAATGGTTTAAGCCAGATAAATTCATATTAGATAAAATAAATGAATTAAAAATCAAACATAATCAAATTTAATTTTACCCATGGATTTTAGCCATGGGTTTTAACATGGAGAGGTGGCCGAGTTAGGTTGAAGGCAGTGGATTGCTAATCCATAAATGCTTATGGCATTCGAGAGTTCGAATCTCTCCTTCTCCGTTCATTTGTATTTCCCCTTTAAATTTTAAATGTATAAGTGGCTGAAAGTTTAAAGGCCGATGCTAATAAGTGAATGTGTGGTAAATGATTCTACTTATACACAATACATTAAGACCAAGATTATCCCCCTTGGTCTTTTTACATACCTAGGAGTTGATACTATGGGCAAATTAGTCTATACATATAAAGAATTCATTGTAATTGAAGATGACTATAAAGATGGTCATATAATTATAAATACGAAAGGAAAATATCATAATCATGGTCATGTAAAGTACCTTGGAACATGTAAGAATCTATTAAAAATGATAGATAAAAAGATAATTCCTTATAGTCCATATCTTAGAGGTACTGTTTTAAGAATATCTCTTGATGAAAAATATAAACAAAGAGTTTTGAGTAAGGTTGACAAAGATAATCAAAAACCTAAATTTTATAAGGTGCAAAAGGGTGTGAGAAAATGAAACTTTCAAAAAAAGCTCAAAGGCTACTAGATTATTTAGCTGAATATGAAGAAAAAAACAATGGCGAAATGCCTACTTTAGGTGAGATTGTGAAAAATTGCAATACTACGGTAAAAACACTTTTAAGCAAAACGTGGCCTGAATTAGAAAACTTTGCAAAGTTTTGTGCAGGTGATAAAAATGAAATGTGAAGAATGCAAATATTATTTTGAAAAACTAGATGGAAATTTTGAATGCAGATTAGCAAAATGTCTATTCAAAATCAAAGAAGAACAACGCAAAGGTCATAAATGCTATGGTTGCCCTTGGGGTACATGGACTGGATTAAAGTATAAATGTGCATTACCTAGATGCATTCCCAACCTTGGGAATTTTAATGGAGTTGATAAAAATGGAAAGACCAAGAAAAATTCATAATAAGCGACTTCCTAAAAATTATTATAACTACTTTGATATATGTAAGATAGAAGGAATTCCTGAGACTAGGGCTAAAAATGCAGTTAGTGAAAAAAAGGTTGAAGGAATAAAATATTTAGAAGAATTAAAACCTATTGAACATCTATTTGAACAATTTGAAAGACCTATTAAAGGTGGCATGGTTAATCAATATGGTATTCGTAGGGATTATTATGATAAATGGAAATCTACTGGTGAAGTTCCTACTCCACCTCCAGGTAGACCTAAAATTGAAAGAGGTAATGTGGTAAATGTTAATATAAGAAACTTTCCAAAGGATTTATATGAGGAATTCAAAATCATAGTAGATAATGCAAATGCTATGACAGTTATGAAAGTTGGTTATCATGATATGATAGCTGTGGCAGTTCAAGAGTTTATTCAACGTCGACCACAGTTTATGAATAAAAATGGTGATTGATATGGATATTATCGTAACTATCCCAAAAACAGAATATAAAAATGATGAAAAAGAAGATAAGAACATCTTAGTAAATGGTCATAATGCGTTTTGGACACTCTCTAGAACTCCCAAAAGTTTAAATATCGGTGATAGAGTTTATTTTGTGAAAAATAATAGGATTGATTCTTCAATGCGAGTTATTGATATACAGGAAAACTCTTCTATGCTATGTGAAACTACTAATAGGATTTGGTCAGGTCGTTGCCAACTTTTATTAGACGATTTAAGAAGTGAAGAAACTCAATATATGAAAGGGTTTCAAGGCTTTCGCTATATGAGGTGATTATTATGTCTAAAAAGAAAAACACAACTGAAGATATAGAAGTTATGGAAGGTGAAGTTCTAGAAGATGGATTACTTCCCTTCAATCCTCTTATGGGTTCCATTGCTATATCTCCCGATGATGAAGCTGAGCAGAAATATGAACTCATTGAGAAAACGGAAAGTTTAGCAGTTCTCAATAAGCAAGTATTAGAAGCTAAGCAAAGGGAAACGGAACTTATAGTTGATAATAAAAAATTAGATGCTGCCCAAAAATTAATCGAAGGGATAAATCTAGTTGCTGATAAGGCATTAAGCAAAGAAACTTTAAGTAAAATAATAGAAAAAGAAGATTTAACTCCTATGGACTTAAAATTCATGGCAGAATCCATGGAAAAAATGTCAAACACACTGAAAAGTCTAATGAAACCATCTATTCAAGATGAATATGGTGGTAGAAAGAAAACTAAGATCATGGCACAGTTTAGGACTCCCGATGGTGGTACTGCCTCCATTGGAGTAGCTATAGATAATGATGATTAGGGTGATAACATGATAAGACAATACAGATACACCGAAAAAGAGTTAAATGAACTATTGAAAAGCATTACTATAGTAGTTGATACTAGAGAAAATGCAAATGACCATATAATTAAATATTTTGATGATAAAAAGATTCCCCATGTCAGTAGAAAACTTGATTATGGGGATTATTCATGTTTTCTTCCTGCTAATCCTGAACTAGGCATTATGAGAGATACCTATTTTGATTGTGTAATTGAAAGAAAAGCTCATCTTGAAGAGGTATCAGGGAACTTCACTACTGACCGTACTAGGATTGAAAACGAGTTTATACGGGCTAAAGATAGTAGATTTATTATGATGATTGAGAAAAAAGAAAATAAAGAAGCTTTATTGGCTTTTAAAAAAATTAAAAAAGTTATAGATGAACTTCCTCATGATACAGGTATCAAAACAAATGACTTTAATATATTAAAAGATGCTATTGCTGGTATTGGTAGTTTTGAAGATATAATTGAACACAAATACGATACTCAATACAACGAGAAATCATTTATTGCTTCTCTTTTCACTTTTGGTCATAGACATGATATTGACATACATTCTATTGATAAAAAATATGCTGGATTGTTTATTTATCATCAGTTGTATTATTTTGTAAGGGAATATTTAAGATAATTTGGAGTTGATTAAATGAATCGATTTTTAAAATATATTACAGTAGCAATCATTGCTTTTGTAATTTCATGCCTAGTATTTGGATGTGAATTTGGAACAGAAGATGGAATACCTTATTTCCAATGGGGATTTTATCATTATAAGAAAAAGAACAGCAACAGATTATAAGTCTAATAGGAGGGTGGTTTAATGGATAAATTCATATTCGGCTTAATTGTTGGGTCAATGAGGAAAAAATCAAACGGATACGAAAATCAAAGTGTAACTCCACCTAAACCACCCTTACCACCAATACCCAATAAAATATCTAAGAGAATTATATCTCTAAAATTCTGTAAAGAATTTGACTGGAACAGTATGGAGATTATTGAACTCAACTCCTATAGGGAGTTTTTTATATTCTACATAGAAAACCATGACAAAGGCTATATTTATGATGTGAAATTACGAGGTGTTGCCAATGAATTGGGTTGATGATTTAAATAACAAAATAGATAACTTACATTTAGCAGGATTCGAAACTATTGAAGTCTTTGAATGGTTTTGGTTTAGAGTAAAGTTTAAGGATTTATCTGATATAGATGTATCATCATTATTAAACTACTTACAAGATACTACTAAATTTGATATTCTTGATTTTTTAGAATGGCTAATAATTCGTAAAATAAATTTTAAATTGTCTTATAGATACCTTAAAGATTTAGGATTGCTTTTTAATTTGAAGTCTTTAATGATTACTTTAAAATTAAAATTACAAATAAAAATGGGGGTAATGTAAATGAAAGAAATTATTAAAAATTTATTTGTTGGTAATGAAAATGATGTTGGTGAAGTTGAACTTAGAGAATTAGCTATAGTTCATGCATGTAAAGAACCATTTCACCGACAACTATTAGGATATACTGGCAGAGGTGCTCCTAAAGACCACCCAGAATACTTATGGGCTGAACGAAAAAACAGACTTTATATGAATATCGTAGATGCTCCAAAGTCTATATTCTTTGATAAAGGAATGATTGATAAGGCTTTAGATTTTATTCATGAGAAACTAAATCAAGGCTTCAAAGTTTTAGTACACTGCAATGAGGGTTTCAGTCGCTCTCCTTCTATTGCCCTACTATATCTTGTAAAGCATAAGTATATTGATGTTGATACTTTGGAAGATGCTGAAGCTGAATTCTTGAAGTTATATCCAGAGTATAATCCTGGTACTGGTATGAGAGGGTTTGTTAAGGAAAATTGGAATTGTTATAATACTCCATTTTAGGGGTGGATAATATGGATAAAAAAGAAATTATAGGCTGGTTTGAATATGATGTAAACGAGGATATGGGAGTGCCTATCTCTGGGGGATTTTTGTATAAAACAAAAGGTGCAAATTTTTATGATGATGAGTCTTATGTAGGCATTATAGAAGATTTATTAAAAGAATTTCATAATAAGAAAATCAAAATAACAGTTGAAGTTTTAGAAGATTAATAAAATTTAAACCCGTTGAAATTAACGGGTTACATATACCACGAAATAATGCAATTGGGTTGCAGTTGGTCTCCAAATCCAACATTAAGGGGTTCGATTCCTGCCGTGCCTGCCAAATATAAACTATTTACCACTCTTTAGGGTGGTTTTTTTATGCCTGAAAGTAGGTGATTGTATGAAAATAACAGAAGAAACTATACATTTGATTGAAAAAGCTTTAAATATAAAACTTTATCCATGGCAGAAAGAGTGGCTAATTAACAGAACCCCTTTTCCTGATATATGCCCTTGCTTATTATTCTCTTTTAAAGAAAGTGTCGTTAAGTCTTGTATAACTCGATTTAATGGCAAAAGATGCCATGCTAGAAATAGAGCTACTGGAAAAACAACTATTCACTGCATAAATCTCGCTTTATCTGATAATAGTGAGCCGATAGATATAAGGTTTATGGAACGATACAGTGACTGGGGAGATGGTTCCCGCAGATATGCCAATGGTTTCTATAAAAGGATGTTTCTTGATATATGGCACTCTCTAAAAGATGCAGGACTTCCAGTAAGAGATTTGAGGTCTTAATATGACTAAGGAATGGTACCTCTGCCCTCACTGTGGTAAAAAACTATGCAGGATAGAAAAAGAAAGTAAAGCTAAAAAGATATTTATATGGTGCAAACAATGTAAAAAAGAAATAGAAGTAAATATTTGAGCCTTGAGCCTACTTTGGAAGGTGATATTATGCCTAGAAAAGGTGGCTCAATTGGTCGAATTGACCGTATAAATGAAAAATATATACAACATTCTTCTGCTGAAAGAATTGGAATATGTGCTGAATGTGGGAAACCGTTCGAAAGAATTTGGGTGCCTTCTCAAAATAGGTACAATAATCAAAAGACTTGTGGCTCATGTAGAATGGCTAAAGCCAATGGATTTAAGAAAGTCACTATCCCCTACTCTCCCCATGCTGCACAACAGAAGATTCATGATAGTGAAGCCAGATTTAAGATTTTAGTTTGTTTACCTCCTGGTGAATTTATTTTAGGGGCAAATAAGTCTATAGAAGATGTGAATGTTGATGACTATGTATTTGGCAACAATAGAAAATTAAACAAGGTATATAGAAAAATAGTGAATGATTATGACGGGCTTTTATATAAAATAAATGCTCGTTTTATTTTGCCATTTGAGGTTACAGATGAACACCCTATTTTACTTACTAAAGTTATTAGAAATGATAATTATAAGGCTTTTAAAAAAGGTAAGCGACCTAAAAAAACTATCTGGAATGTAGAAGAATCTATTTGGGTAAAGGCTTGTGATGTTGAAAAATATTTAAATGAGCAAACTCAATACGTTAAGTGGTGTTTGAAAATACCTAGATTAGAAGGAACTACAAATATCGATAAATGGAAAATGCGTAAACTTGAAACAAGAAAGAAACATTATAAGCCTCATTTTCCTATAAATGAGAAAACTGCTTGGTTACTAGGCTTATATATGGCTGATGGGAGTACAAGTAATTGTACTGTTGATTATAGTTTGGGAACTCACGAAAAAGGGTTCATCGAGAGAGTAAAAACAATTTATGAGGAATTAGGGTATTCTGTGCATGCCAATGATAAAGAATTAGATAACTCTACTCAACTGGCTGTCTGTTCAACTGCATTAGCTGAATTATTTGCTAAAGAATTTGATACTGGTGCAAGTAATAAGCAGATACCTCAAGATATTTTACTCCATAAAGACAGAAATATTATTATTAATTTCCTTAGAGGATATTTTGACGGTGATGGTCATTTTGATGAGAAACAGCTAAGAATCTATGGAAAAACTGCCAGTAGAAAACTTGCATATCAATTACAACTTCTACTTGCTAGATTGGGGTATTCTGCATACATTCATGAAAATACTCGTAAAGAAAAAAGTATGATTCGTGGTAGGGAAATAAATAATAGTAATCCATTCTATATGGTTGTATGTAGTTCTAGCCAATTAATTAATGAATTAGGATATTCCGATAAAACAAAACATATAAGAGAGTTTTCTTTTATTAAAGATGATGCCATATATATACCTTTAGAATCAGTAGAAACAAGAGAATACAAAGGTAAGGTTTATAATTTATCTACCAATGATGATACTTTTTTGGTATCTAATATAGTATCGCATAATTGTGGGAACCGTTTTGGAAAGGACTTAGGTTCTATCGGCGAAGGTGTAATGAGATTTATAGAAATGGAAAATGAAGAAAGATCCATAGATGTTAATCCTCCTGTCCTCTGGTGGATTGTTGCACCTAATATGCGACTTGCAAGACAAAACTGGCGTGATTTAAAGAAGTTACTACCTAAGGAACTAGTTTATGATATTTCACTATCTAATCTTACTATAGAAACTATTAATGGTGGAATTATAGAAATTCACTCGGCAGATGACCCTGAAACTCTTGTTGGTGTTGGTCTTGATATTGTAACTATAACGGAAGCTGCTAGAGTTAAAGAGCTTGATACAGTTTGGGCAAACCTTCGACAAAGGCTTGACTCACCTGGTAGAGGTCCAGGTGGTAAAGGTGGAATTGCCCTAATTAACAGTACTCCAAGAGGTAGAACTTATTTTTATAAGTTAGCCTTAATGGGAGATAAAGATTCTTCCCTCTATTCCCCCTCTTATGAGACATTTCATTTCTCAACTTGGGATAACCCTCATATGGGTAAAAAGAGATATACCATAGTCGGAGAGGATTCAATGGGTAATCCTATCACCTTTGAAGATGAGATTAAGATGGGAATGACTAATGATAGATATAGGCAAGATTATCTAGCTGAATTTATTATGGAGATTAACTCTGTATTCCCTCATTATGATAGAGTTCTCATTAGGCCTCCACTCGATTGTCGTTCAGATGAAGCTATGGCTGAATTTTGGTCTGAATGGGAAAAAGTTGACCCATTCGAAACATATACTATAGGCTATGACCCTGCATCTAAAGGTGATGGTAAGCCTTGCGTTATTAGGGATAGCAAAGGTAAAGTAGTTAAAATAGACCTTATGAGTAGACTTGGCTGGGATGCTCAATGGGATAGATTAGCTATGTATTCAAGGCTCTACAATGGGGCTACTGTAAACTTTGGTCAAACTGGACTTGGTGAAACCATAGGTTCACAGCTTACTAAAAGAGGAATACCTAATGTACCTATTAATGAGCAAGGTAACAACAAAGCTAAACTAGTTGAGGACTTTGCAGTTGTAGTCGAGCAACAATGGTGTCAAATCCCTTGGAGTACCGAGGTTGAAAAACAATTACAAGATTATGTTTCAGTAGATAGAGAAGGTCGTTCTACTCAATATCATAATGCTACAGATTCAGGCCATGACGATATAGTATCTGCATTGTACTTCTGTTTTAGTGATTTCCAATCCCCTGCTCTATTATTACCTTGGGTTGGTAGAGTTGGTGGAATAAGTAAATCAAATTAATAAATGTTATATCAAGCAATCTCTATTGAGGTTGTTTTTTATATACCACACTGTCAATAACCAAGGATATTATAGGGTTTGGTCTACCTCCGACCGTCCTTCCTTGGTGCAGTGACTACATATAACTATTTGGAGGTGGTTTTATGAAACAATTTCTCATAGAATCTCTAGCATTTATATTAATATTTTTCTTTTTTCTATGGTTACCAATAAGGGATTTCATTAAACATTGGAGGTGTATTTATGAAAAAGAATAAATGCTTTTGGTGGTTTAGACATAAAATCAAATACTTTGAAGGATTGGGCTATAGGTGTTGTAGGTGTGGAAAGCCTAAAAGCCAATGTAAATAATTAAATTAGGAGGTAATTAAATGGATAAAAAACAGGAAAAACAATTTGAAACAAAATTTTCTACAGCAGTGCTATTATTTGCACAGCAACTTCAAAACACCATGGAAAGTTCTTCGGATAAGATGGCTGAGTCGATAGCTAATAAATTTGAGTCTAATCCCAATATGAGTATTGAAGAAATGACAAAAGAAATTGCAGAACATGTTATTGATGGATTATCTGAGGAATTTGGATTGAAGGTGACACAGAATGAAGCTAAATCTTGATAAAAACCTAATAAGTCTTAAAGGTGAACCTTTGCCTGAAAAATTAAATGACATATTAGCTGATATATTGGCTATGTCTAGTACTGTCAGACCAGCTAAAATGATGGCTTGGGCTGTAAATTTAGTTAATGATGGAGAATTTGAAGTTAATAAATCAGATATTCAATTAATAAAAGAATTAGTTGAAAACAACATGCGAATAGTCAATCTAGCTAAGGCCCAAATATTAGATGAGATTGAAAAATTGGAATTTTAAAGGTAGGTGATGTATATGAAGTTTTGGAATAATCTTATACAAGGTATCGATAGGATAGCAAATTGGATAATAAAATCTAGTGCTGAACTCTTAGAACCACTTAAATCCATAGATAATAAACTTACTAAAGAAGAAAATTATATAGCTAATGAAGAACCTATTAAAAAGATTAATAATTTAGCTAGTCTTATGCTACATGAAAATGAAGATAGAAATAAACTCATAATACAAAACATAGGCTTAGAACCTTGCTATATCAAACTAGATAGTGAAGTATCTAAAGATGACTTTCACTTTGTATTGGCTCCTGATACCTCCCTTGCATTTGGTAATGGCGGCAGTATTAATTTAGATAATTGGCATGGTGAGGTCTATGCTATATGTGAAAAAGAAACTAAACTTTCCGTATTGGAATATTAAGAGGTGATGTAATATGGGACTTTCTAATAGACAATTTGCAAGAGCAAGAGCTGAACCTAGACATATTCCTACTGGTAGGCAAACTCAAATAAATAATGGTTACGCCTCTACCCTCTCCCCTTTTAAATCACGAACTGGTGATGTGCTTAAAACTTTAAGAAGTATTCCAGAGGAAGCTGCAGCTATAGAATATTTAAAAAGAGTTAATCCTGATGTATCTATGGCAGTATGGAACTTTGTGAGATTAGCTAATCAAGGTAATGAAATGCACTTCTATGCTATTGATGGCAAAACTAGAAGAACTGATTTAGAAGATAGATGGAGAGATTTTGCATCTAGAATAAATGAAATATCAAATAGTGGACTTGATGGATTAATAGACCAATTGCACTATAGTTCATTCTTATTAGGTGCTATGGGTGTTGAGGTTGAAGTTACAGCTGATAGAAAAGATATTTATGATGTCTACCCTGTCAAACCTCAAACTATTGAATGGGAACTAAAGACAATTAAAGGTAAAAAAACATGGGTACCATTTCAATACAGTATGAATAAGAAAGTTTATCTTGATAAAGACAATGCTAACTTCTTTTGGGTTCCTGCTGACCCTGACATTGGCGACCCACGAGGAACACTTACTATGTCCCCTGTTCTTCAAGCTATAGATTTTCAAATGCAAATACTACAGGACTTACAAGCAGTACTACATCATCAAGGCTACCCTCGAAATGATATAACTATTGTTTTAGAAAGACTTATGACCTATTGTCCTGCTCATATTAAAAATGACCCTAAAAGACTTCAAGAATGGTTAGATTCTCAATACAATAATATAGTCAATATGATGCAAAACATTGCTCCCGATTCTGACTATGTTCATTTTGATGATGTAACTATTAATATGAATCAAGGTGCTAACTCTGGAAGAAGTCTTGATGTTAGAGCTATAAACGAGCTTGTAGATGTTCAAGTCCTAAATGGTCTTAAACAATTAGGTACCTTTGCTAATAGGTCTGCTGGGAAAACTGAAACTTGGTCTACAGTAGAATTCCTCATCATGACCCAAGGAATAAAATCATGTCAAAGAGGCTCTAAGCGACTCATAGAAGAAATTGCTAGACTATGGTTGAGGGTCAATGGTGAGCAAGCTATTGCCAAGTTTAAACACGGGGTAGTTAATTGGCAAAGTGAAGAAGATAAACAAACAGTAGCATTAATGAAGCAAGAGTTTTATGTAATAGCCCAATTAATGGGATGGATTGATGCAGATAAAGCTTCTCAAGAAGTTATGGGTAATGAAAAAGCTACTAGTGATACTCCTAGCGAAAACATAAGAATAAGTTTTAGTTCAGGAGGTGTTAAATTTGAAGACAAAACCAAAGAATCAAAGTGATAATAATACAATCCCTTTCGCTGAATCCCCTAAGGAATTACACGGTTGCTTAGATTGTGTAGGTTGTTTATGTGTAGAATTCTGTAAACAAGAAGAGGAAAAGTATTTTGGTAAGAAAGAAGGTGATTTAAATGAGTAATTTTGGAATCCCAACAGATGAACAACTAGCTAAAATTAATAAATTAGCTAAAAGAACTTTATCTAAAGATGAGGTATTTGTATTCTCTGGAAAATCTGCTGGGGATATGATGATACCCAATAGAAATACTAAGCTAAGTCTTGAACTATTACAAGTAATGGTTGCTGATGCTAAGCATGGTGTATCCTTTATGCTTAATCATAATTGGAATAATTGGGGCGGAATTCAAGGAATACCTTATGGAAAAGTATTTGATGGTAGAATTATACCTAGTGATAATGAGAATGAAACTATGGAACTTCATTTAGATAAGTTCATTTTTAGAGATGATGAAATTATAGATGGAGTTTCAGCTAATGCTCTTATAAAGAGAATTGAAACTGGAATCCTTTCTGATACTTCAATAGGATTTAGTACTGACATTATGAAGTGTTCTATATGTGGAGAAAACTACTATGGTGGTAAATGTAGACATTGGAAAGGTTCTACTTATGAAATGGGTGATGGAACTCAAAAGGTATGTACATTAACAGCTATGCCCCCTTCTATCATAATTCCATACAATAACAATGCATTATTTGAAGAATCTATCGTTTGGGATGGCGCTTATCCTGGTGCTGTAGTAACTCAATCTAAACACGGTGATATTATAGAAACTCCTTCTGGTAAGTTTAGTATTATTGACACTAAAGAAGAATTACCTGAAAATACTCCATTGCTAGGACAATACTGTAATGGGAATATCGTCACTATGGTTAAAAAATCAGACCATAATAAAATATTTGGTTTAGGTGGAATCGAAGATGAAAAACCGAAAGGAAGTGAAGAATTAATGAATGAGAATTTAAATAAAATGCTTGAGTCTTTTGAAATTGAAGTTACTGATAGTGATGGTAATTATGATTTCCAAGGAATACTAATCCAATTAGCTGAAAAGTGGGATGGAATGGTAGAAACCATTAAAGCTAGTGTTGAACCACTAAAGCCAGCTGAAGGTATTTTAAGCACTACTGAATACTTAGGTATTCCTCTATATGAAATAAAAGAGGAATTAGGTGAAGGTGTATCTGGTAATGATTTAATGAAACTAGCTAAAGAAGGTCAAGAATATCATAAGTCCCTATCAGATGAAGCTATAGCTATGGGTGTTCGTGCTATGGGGAATGACTTCCCAACTGAAACTTGGAAAAAGAGTTTTGAGGTTATGGGAACTAACAATATCAAAGATATAATGAAAACATGGGAACTTCAAGCTAATGCTGGTATTCCAGCTGGCAGACAAACTGACCCAGGAGCTGGACAAAAACAAAGTATGTCAATCCCAGATGATGCTTTCAAAGTAGGTAAGTAATACCATCTTCGTGACGTCACGAAAATGGTTTAAGAAAGCAAATAACCATTAGGAGGTGTTTTCATGCACGATATCACTAAGGAAATTATAAAAAACAGACTAGACTATGAAAAAAATAGATATTTAGAAAATGAAGAAGTACTCTCTCATTTAAGAAAAAGAATGGATGAATGTGGAGAGGTAAAGAAAAAATTATCTGAAACAATTGAAGCATTAGAAAAAGATTTAAATAATCAATAGGCAAACCACTGGAATATAGTGGTTATTTTTATGCCCAAATTTAGGAAAGGATGTGTTGAATAATGGCAAGAGGTGGAATTAGTTTTGAAGGTATAGGCTTTAGAGGAGTAACTTTTAAAGCTGGTGCAGGAATTAAGGCTTTAGTATCTGCTGCTAACAGAGATGTAGTTGTCGGTGTTCCTGTAGTTGTTAGTGGAGCTCAAACAGTTGATTTAGGTACTGATGGCGACACTGTATTTGGATTTATAGATGTATATGAAGATGACGGCCATGTAACTGTTCAAGTTGATGGATTTAGGACTGATGTACCTATAGGTGCAATTGCTCCAACCGTAGGTAAGATAGCAGCTGTTGATGGTACTGGAAAGATAAAAGACAGTGGTACTACTGCAAAGTTAAGAAATCCAATTGTTGTAGAAGTAGATACTATAGCAAAAGTAGCAACTGTATTTTTAGGTTAATTTGAAAGGAGATGACTATAATATGAAAATTACATTAAACAATTTAACAAGTGAATTATATAATCAAGCTCACTCTAAAGAGATGACTTTTTCATCTTATTTAGAAAGTTTAGATCCAACACAAGAAGGTGGAAAGCTTGATGCTTTTGAAAGACTTATGAAAGAAGCTGGAATATTAACACAATCTATTCCTGAGAAAAATCTCTTTGCTTCTAAAGTTGAATCTTTCTACAGAACAAATGAAAACAAAGTATTATTTCCAGAGTTTGTAGCAAGGACATTAGTACAATCTATGCAAGAGTTCCCTCTATATAACTACTTAGTGGCTCAAAGAACTCCTATAGACTCTAACGTTTATAAAGCTTCTTATTTAGATTTTAGTGACCCTAAGAATAAGAAAGCTACTGAAATGAGAAGAGTTACAGAAGCTGCTGATTTGCCAGTTGCTAAGCTTAGAATTGGTGGAACTGCTATATCTTTCTACAAATACGGTCGTGCTGTAGAAGCTTCATATGAAGCATTAAGAAGAATGGATATTGAAATGTTTAAACGACATATCGATAGAATTGGCGTTGATGCTGCCAATAACAAAATAGCCGAGATCATAGAAGTTATAAAAGATGGTGACGGAAACGGCAATGCTGCTCCTTCTCACAAAGTAAAAGATTTCGATGCTGCTGCAACTACTATCACTAGAACTGCATGGATAAAATTCTTACTGAAGTTCTATCCATATAATTGTGATACTATCGTTGCAAATGAAGATGGATTAATTCAAATCCTAGAAGTGTTATATCCTAAATTTGAAGTAGCATCAAAGATGGATGAATTATTAGCTAATGGATTAAATGTTAAAACTACTTTACCACAAGGCCTAATAGCTAATACTACATTACTATATAGCCCTAATATTGAAAAAATAAACGGTAAAGAAGCTATTTATGGTCTTAATAGAAATAACACTATCGAGGAATTATTCGAAGTTGGTTCTTCTATAAGTGAAGCTGATAAATTTATTAAGAATCAAACCGAGTTATTGACTGTATCTGAAAACAGTGGATTCCGTAAAATCTTTGCTGATGGTGCTAGAATATTAACTATTGAATAATAAGGGGGTGTCTCCCCTATGCCAAATAGGATTTTAATAAATGAAGGTTACGAAGATAGGATACGTTCTAGAATGGGCGTATCTGAACCTTATCTTCCTAATGAAGATATAAACAAACCAGATATAATTACTATAGCTGAAGCTAATATTATATCAATGATACCTGGCTATGAAAATATCGCCATAGGTGGCGATTCTAGGGCATACCTTGAAACTGCTGTTGTTCTAGAATGTTGTATACTACTCTCTCCTTCTATGTCTGCTAGATTACCTAAAAAAGAAGGTGGCCCTCATGCAAGTCATGAACTATATATTAACTGGGATAATAAAAAAGCTGAATTTAAAGAGGAAAGAGATTCTTATATAGGAAAGTTATTTGAGTTAGAATTTCCTAATGATCTCCCCTCTTCACTCCCCCACTTTACAGTTACTTATCCTATAAGGAAGTGGCTAATATGAGTTATGCTGAAAAATTCCTAAAATCTAAGGGTCAAGATTGCATTATTAATCGCCCTATTCCCTTGCATTCTAAAGTATCAATAAAACGTTCCACAAAGGCAAGTAGAGATTTAGGTATTCGTGAGGGATATTGGGAAGGATTAATTCTTGCCGATTCCAACCTTAAAAGTGGAGAAACCATTACTATTAGGGATAATAAGTATTTGATTCAATCTACTAACTATGACCATGCATCTATGGAATGTGCTTTCTTCTCTGCTAAGTGTAATGCTACTATTCAGCATAAAAGATATGTTGAAGATGTGGATGAGAATTTCAATCCTATCCAGGAGTGGCAAACGATCAATTCAGATGTAGCTTGTTATGGCGAAATCATTACTTCTAGAATGAGAGAAGTCGAAACTGGACTAGAAGATAATGCAGTATATATATTCCAAGTTCCTAAAACTCTAGGAGTTGCATTGCTTGATAGATTCGTTCATGGTGGAAAGAATTATGAAGTAGTATCTATAGATGATATTGGTCTTGAGGGAGTAGCAAGAGTTCAATTAGGTATGGATAATAGACCTGATTAAAAATAAAATTATGGAGGTAATTTTATGAAATATAAAGTTAAGGAAGATTATGAAAATACTCGTGCTGGTCAAATTGGAACTCAAATTGCTGAAGATAAAAAACGCATATATCTAAGATTTGCCGATGGATACCAAGAAGGTTATTTCCGTAATGAACTGGAATCAGTAATGAGAACTCTATATGAAATAATTGAAGATGTTAAGGATAATAAAAAACCTGATTATGAAGAATTAAGATATGCCTTATTGGTTTATAATTTCTTATTTAATATGGACCATAGAGTATTAAGAGAGGTTTTGTTGTCTGATAAAGAAATACCTAAATTTATTAAAGAATTAAAAGCTCAAAATTCTTTTGATATGGCTAAAAGTGCATTAAATAAATCTCCCAAAGAATATCTCGGTTGGAATAGTGACCCTGAAAATCCAGATTATCAGAAGTTTAGACAAATAGGAAATAAATTATTGGATAAGGTGCTATCTAATCAAGAAGAGAAAGGAGATAAGTAATATGTATGAAGAATATTTAGGTGAAGGTTATCACGATAAAGTTAGAAAGATGCTTACAGTAGATGAAACTTTACTCCCAAACAGTGTTATTGATGCTGATTTAAACATTGATGGAATGAAGCAACTACTTGCTCCTAGTATGGATAAGATGACTTCTCTTGGCAAGAAAATTGATACCGAAGAAAAGTTTAATCAACTTGCTAATGCTGGTATATATTATCTTTGTGGAATTTTATGTATGGCAATGAAAAGTCGTACCTCTGCCCCACCCTTCAATGTAAAGAAGTATCAGAAAAATTGGGATAAGAAACAGAAAGGATATATGGCTAAAGGCAATAAGATTATGCAAGGACTGATGATGAAATGAGATACCCCCTTCAAAAGTGGAATGAAAATACTATCATAAACACTATCAAAGATAATGGGTTTATTCTTAGAAATGAGTATGGTGGGATATTTAGTTTTCATCACCCCAATGCTAATAGAGAAGATAATTTTCACCTTAGCTATCAAATGTACACATATAGGACGGTGTTATGTGTATGTAATGGAAATGTCCAAATATCACCATCTATTAGGAGCCACAAGAAATTAAATGAGTATCTTAAAGAACTCTCTAAAGAAGGTGATTTCATGGGATAAGATTTGATAGTCAAGGTTGTATTACTGCCTTTAGGCAAAGTTTAATTGATGCTATGAAAGACCTACAACAAGAACTACTAAATGAAGCTAAACAAGGTATGCAAACTCCTGAAGGTAAGGAAAGTTTACATGATGAAGAAATTAAAGACGTAGCTAATGTAATTGCTGCATCTATAGCTGGTGGTGCATGGGCTGTTATGGATGAGTTTGGAACTGGTAGCTTAATGGATACTTCAAATCCTGCCTTAGAATCATATAAAAATAGCCCTGCTTGGAACCCTGCTAGACGTGATAATAAAATCAGAACTAGACCTAATACGTCTGGTCAAGTAGATATATTTGGTAATCCTATCACTGGTCATGGCAAAGGTGGATTTGACCTTGAAGGAGCTGGCATATTCTCTCCTACTCCCCCATCTCATGCGATTAAAACTGCTGCTAGGTGGATGGAAAACGGAAGGATGAAAGAAAAAATCAAAGAAACTATAAGGAATTTTCCTTTTAGTAAATTTATTATAACTGATAAGAATTGAGGTTTTTTTAAGATGGACTTAATCGGTAAAAAAGTAAAAATCATAGATAGTAATCATCCTCACTACAACGAAACAGGAGTTATCGATGATATAACTAGAACTGTATTTGGAAGTGTTGGAATGATTATAAAACTTGATAATTGCCCTTTAAAAGTAGAATCGTGCTTTGTTTTTGATTTCAATGAAATAAAAATTTTATAAACTAGAAACCCCATATGGGGTTATTTTTATGCCCTAAAGGTGGTGGTTTTATGGCTTTTACTCCCTCTGCTGACTTAAATGCAATACAAAGACTCATAATTCAAAATGCTAAAATATTGGAACTCTTAGATTTAACAGGTAAGCCTAATATCGAAATTGCTAAAAGAATTATAAAACGTAGCCAATGGAATGATTTAGCAACTAATGAAAAAAGACTTTGTATTTACTTTGTACCAGATAGACCTACAAAAAATGAAAGTTTCTTGCAATCTGTTGTTCAAATAGATATTCATGTACCTGCAATTCATGATTTTAAGGCTTGGGAAATTCAAGAACACGTAAAGAAGTTACTCCATAAGAAGAAAATAAATAAAAGATATACCTATTTTAATGGCCAACTTGGTGAACTCCCCACCATGCAAGGTTTTTTTTGTTGTGGGAGTAGATTTAAATTTTATAGAACAATTTGAAAGGATGTGTTTTTATGCAACCAATTTATTTTAGTAAAGCTGGTAAATTTATGCTTAACAAGTATGTAGATGGCAGACCTGTTAGAAGTGCATTAACCTCATATTTTAGAAATGGTGTTGTTCAATCTATTACACCTAACATCACAATCAATGGTACTCCTATCGGTGATGGTAATAGCTTATGGAACGCCGCACAACCTGACACCTCTATCGAAGGTACTGTAGCTATCCAATTAGGGTTTATGCCACCTGAGTTATATGCTTATTTTATGGGAGACGAAATTGAAGAAGTGGCAAGTGCTCCATTCCCAATAATTGATGAAGAAATACTTGTACCTGATGAAGCTCCATTTGAAGTCACGTTAGCAAATACACCATTGGCAGATTCTCTCATTTTAGTAGATATTCATGGCAAGCCTTGGGAAAAAGCTGAAGCTGATGTAACGACTGGGAAATATAAGCTTACTGGGGGAAAATTAGAATTTAATGAAGAAGATGCTGGTAAAGCTTTATTTGTTACTTATGATTTTCAAGCTACTAATGTAACTAAATTTGGACTTCCTAAAACCCCAAAGAGAGAATCGTATCAAGTAATTATCTCTGGTGAGGCTACTGGTGAAGATGAAACCTTATATAACACTGCATTGATATTAGATAAAGCAAAAGTAATGGGTTCAATCAACCCTCCTGCTCAAGGTGGAGAACCACAACCTATTACTATAACCTTCACTATTCTAAAACCTAGAGGAAATAACAGAGCTGTTGATTATATGGCTACTCCATTGAAATAAAAATCGAATATAAGGAGGTAATCTTATGAGTAAGGCAAACAAATCCCCTACTCCCCTTTCCGTTATGTTAGGGGACGGGGATTCTTTTATTGTTAAAGAAAAATCTTATATAGTAAAGCCTATTGAGTTAAAAGATATTGAAGAATTTATGAAAGATAACCTAAGTATAGATACTCAATTATTTAATATTGCTAATGAAAAAGCTAAAGAAAAAGTTAATAGATGGTTAACTGGATATTGCTTTGATGAAGAAAGTAATCCTGTATCTCTTGAAAAAGTAATGGATTATGGTTGGAATGTTGTTGATTTAAGGAAATTCTTTAGAAAGTTGTGTGATCTATCGGGATAAGTTTGGCTCCTTCCAGTGATGATAAGGAAAATAAATATAAAAACTGGACTGATAGTGATTTAAAGGCTGAATGCACAAATAGAAAGCTTGAAGTTGACGAAGCTGATTCTAAAGAAAGTTTAATTTCTATCCTTATCAAAGACGATAACAAGCCCCCTGATTGGGGGAAGATTTATTCGAGAGTGTTATATCATACAGGGATGGCTTATGAGGAAATTGCTCGTAGAACCATCCCTCAAATTATGGCCATTCTGGATGGAGCCGAAGAAAACATTTCAATAAAGATGGGACTACCTAATATGTTAGGTACCTCCACTCTATCCCCTACCCCACAAAACAATGGAGAACCTCCAACAGTTAATCAGTTCGCTGCTATAGCAAATATGTTTAGTGGAATGTAACGCACTAGAAAGTGTGGTGATTATATGAATGATGATAGTATCGTAAAAATAATGCAGTCTTTGGGGCTTGATTACTCCCCTGCCATATCTTCAACTTTAAAGTTTGAAAAAGTTGTATCTGACTTAAATAAAGAATTGGCTATTATGAAGGACAATGCCCTGAGTTCTGTTAAGGATATTAATAATATATTCTCTTCTCAATTAGGCAACATAGGAAATAAGCAGATACTAGACCAATGGGGCAAACCATTTAAAACTATAAAAGATGAAGCTAAAGCAACTTCTACTACCGTTAGAGATATGGCTAAAAGTATGAAAGAAAGTTCCTTGGCTCAAATGCAAGCTCAAGCTGCATCTATACAACAAAGAGCTACAGCTAAAGGATTAAGTGATGAATATTCCAAGCAAGCTGGTACAATAAGAGAGCAATTGGCATTAGTTCAAGCTAGACTACAATCCGAAGGGAAACTATCGGCTGAGGAAGTTAAACAAACTCAACAATTAAAGGAACAACTAGATATATTAAGAGCTCAAACTAGAGCTGGAATATCTGACAAGACTAGAGAAAACCCCGACTGGTTTGGCGATGAGATGCAAAGACGTGTATCTTGGTTCGCTACTGGTGGAGTGTTTTATGGCATGACTAATGCTGCAAAAGAAGCTACCCAAACTATCAAAGAAGTTGAAATGGGAATGGTTGAGATTGCTAGAGTTATGACCGATTCATCATTCGTATTTGATGAATATAGAGACAACTTGTTTAAACTAGGTGTAGATTACGGCCAAACTTTTACAAATGTTCAAAGTGTAGCCTTACGATGGGCTCAATCCGGTTATAATGTAGCTGATTCTCTAGAACTTACTAAGACTTCCCTACTCGCTCTAAATACTGCTGAATTAGATGCAACTCAAGCTACTGAAGCTATGATTGGTATTATGGCTCAATGGAACCTACAAGCTGAGGATATGGCTCTAGTAATGGATAAGATTAATATCACTGCTGATAGACATTCTGTTACTTCTCAAGATTTAGTTGATGGATTATTACGTTCATCTGGTGCTGCTAGAATAATGAATTTATCCCTTGAAGAAACTTTAGGAATATTAACTGTTATGCGTGAAGCTTCAGGCCGTACTGGACAAGAAGTTGGTAATGCTCTTAACTCTATCTTGTCATACATTCAAAGACCAGGATCAATTAAAACACTTGAAGATTTAGGAATTAGTATGTTTGCTGATTCAGCTAAGACTCAATTTAGAAATGTTCTAGATATATTTAAAGATATAGCTTCTAACTGGAATACTCTATCTGCTGATATTCAAGATGGATTTGTAAAATCTGCTGATGATGCTAATTTATTTAGTGAAGAATTATCCAATGCATTAGGTATGCAAGAAGAATGGAATGACCTTCAACAAAGAGACATTTCTCAAGCTGCAGCTGGTGTTTACAGAAGAAACTATTTTATAGGTATGATTGAAAGATTAGCTAATGTTCAAGGTGTACTTAATAATATGATGGATGCAGAAGGTTACTCTATGCGTGAAAATGCTGATGCAATGGAAACTCTAGAAAAGAAACAAGAATCTCTAAAAGCATCTATGGAAGCTTTAGCTGTTGCTATGGGTGATGCTGGTGTCGGTGGTTCTTTAAAGATATTAGCCGATGGTGGAACTAGTGCATTAACTATGTTTACTAAGTTACCTAAGGGTGCTCAAGATACAATATCTGCTTTTACAAGTACATTCTTAGTCGTAAAGACCTTACAATTAGGAATGAAAACATTTGGGGTTGAACTTCCCAAGGTATCATTATCTATAACAGACTTAAAAGGTTCTGTTCTAAATCTTACATCTGCACTTAAATCTGGTGCAACTGGGGTTGGTGCCTTTATTCAAGCTAATGCTGGATTGCTTACTCTTTCTGTTGCTGTAGGTGCTATTATAGCTATAACTAATGCTATTAAAAAACAAAGAGAAGAGCAGGCAAAAGCAATTGAAGTAGCAAAGGATAATATTAAGTCCTATGAGGAACAAAGGCAAGGATTGATTGAACTTTCTAGAGAATATGAAACTCTAAAGGATAAAGAGAAAAACCTTACTGCTACTGCCGATGAAAAGACAAGACTAAAAGAAATACAAAAAGAATTAGTTGAATTATATGGAGTTTCCATTACTGGAATTGATACAGAAGGTCAAGCTTATGCAGACTCTACTAATGCTATTCAAAATAGAATTAAAGCCTTAGAAGAATTAAAAGCTATAGAAGAAGAAAACCTTGAAACGGCCGTTAAAGGTAGAAATAATCAAGATGTTGAAAGTCTTAAAAAACACCTAGCAGAAAAAGAACAACTAGAAACCGATTTATTAAAAATACAAGAGCAAATTAATAAATATACTAATGCTCTTGTAAATAAAGAAATTACTACATCTCTATCTGGTACAGCAAAGATTGATGGTTCTACTGAACATGGAGCTAAAATACTAAGAGATTATATTAGTAATTTAAGTAGAGAAAAATCTAATCTTGACAAAGCATTAGGTGATGTAAGAAATTCTATAGCAGAGGATACTAAAGAAACACAACAACTTTTAAAAGAAGATGCTGTTAAGATTGCTAACCAATTAAGCCAAAGTGGTGTAACTATATCCGATAGTGCTAGAGCTTATGCTACGGAATTAGCTAAAGGATTATCTCAAGCTCCTAGAAATATATTTGAACTCAGGGATGAATTAGAAAAAGCTATAAAAGAATTTACTTCCTCTGACTTTGAGGAATGGTCTGAAAAGTATCAAAAAGCTATAGCTAATAATGATACTAAAGGTATCGATGAAACTAGTAATGCTATCATGAGATTGGTTAGAAACTTTGCACAAGGAAAGCCTGAATTAGATAATTTTGTCTTAGCTATGGAGAATGCCTTTGGAGATAGTAAGGCTATTAGGGATACTACAAAAGCTACATTTGACCTCAAAACAGCATTAAGTAACATGGGTACTGCTGCTAAAAAAGGCTTTGATGATTTAAAAACATTAAATCAAGCTATATATGATGTCAAACGTGGGCAGTCATTATCTATAGATACCATATTAGATCTAATCGAAAAATACAATCTTAATACTGAGGCTGTTAAGCAAACTACCAAAGGTTATACAGTCGAAGTTTCTGCTCTAGAAAATTTAAGGCAAGCTAAAATTCAAACTGCCACTGATGGCATAAAGTCTGAAATGGATTTAGCTAATGCTGTTAAGACTCAAGTTGAATCTAGAATCAAGAACTATGGTCTTGAAATTGAACAACTTAAAAATCTTGCTACTGCTAGAGTTGCATTACAAAGGATTGCTCATGAAGAAGCTATAAAAAAAGCTAATGCTATTTCTGATGTGACTAAAGTTATAGATCCATTAGGAATAATAAGTGATAAAGATTTTGGTAAAAATTATAATCAATACTTTGATGATGAAATGAAAAGTTTAGAGTCTGATTTAGCTAATTATGAAAATGCTATAAAATTCCTTGAAGAAGCTGAAAAGCGTTCGAATATGTTAGAAGATATGCTAAACGATAAAAACTATGGAGTTTCCACTTCTAAATCTAAAGATAAAAAAGATGAACGTAAATTTTTAGATTCTATTGATGCAGAAATCAGAGCTATAAAAACTAAAAATGATAATCTAGAAAAAACATCTGATTTATTAAATAAGCAGCTTAACTTAGCTAATAGCATTGAAGGCCTTAAAGGCTTAAATGAACAACATAGAATAACTGGAAGAATTATAGAAAACAATCGGAAAATCATTAAATCATATCAAAAAGAACAAGATGAATTGCATAAAAAAGCTAATGATCTCCGTAATGCTAATAAAAATTATAATATTGATTTATGGTTTGATTCTAATGCAGAACAAACTGTAGCTTATATTAATCAATACAATAAAGCCACTAAATCCCAACAGGAAAATATGGATAAAGTTTTCCAGCAAATGCAAAGAATTAAAAAAGCTTGGTTAGAATCAAATTCAGAAGCTAAAAATTTAGTAAGTACTACTAAGGATTTAGAAAGAGAACTATCCAATATAGTAATAAAACAAGAAGAAATGACAAGAAATAAATTGCGTGAAATTATTGAAGCCGAAAAACGTAATGCTTACATGGACTTGGAGTATCGTCAACGTTTAGCTAATGAGCAACTTAAGCTTATCAGACAACAAATGGAATCAGAAATCGCAAGTAAGCAATCTCAAATAGATAGAATTCAGGATGAAATAGATAGGATTCAAGAAAATGAACGGCTAAGACAAGAGAATATTGAAAGGTCTAAAAGATTAGAAGAAATCTCTCGACTTGAAGATAGATATTATGCCCTACAAAATAAAGAGCTCTCTGATTTAACGGAGGAACAGACTGAATTACTTGGATTGGAACGTGAACGTGAAGCTTATCTAAAACGCCAGGAAGATATTGAAAAGGAAAAGATTAAAAGGCAAGAATATGAAAATGAACTTCTGGAACTAAGGAATAAACTTGATAATATCCGTAATCAAAAAACCATACGGCAATATAAGGAATTAGCAGATGGAACTTGGGATTTTGATTTTGTTGTAGACCAAGACGCTATAGATAATGTTGAAAAACAAATTAAAGATACTGAAGAGAAGGTAAAAGATTCTAATGAACGAATTGAGGATTTAGAGAAACAACATAGTAAAGAACTTAAGGATTTGCAAAAACAAACTTTAAAGGATTTGCAGAAAGCTAAAGAAGACTATGACGAATGGGAATATCAAAATGACTTAAAAAGGCAAATTGAAGCAAAACAAAGACGTATCAAAGAATATCAAGATGAGATAAAGGATCTACAGGATAAATATGCTGAAAAAGAAAGGCTTACTAATGAGGCTTTTGCTACAGAGAAAGAAAACCTAGATAGATACTACATGGATATTGATAAGCTGACTGATGAAGCCATGACAACCTTACATGAAACTTTTGGTCAACATTGGGTTGAGATATATGGTACATTAACAGGATTCTTTGATGATATTGCTAGGGAGTATGATGCCTTAGTAGACAAATTATCTACTCCATTACCTACGCCAAAGTACGGTGCTGGTGAGCAGGGATTTTACAGTCCGCCTGATGGTAGTGGCAATCAAGGGTCGTCTAGTAGTGGTATGGGAAGTAGTGCTATTGGCGGTGGCATCGGCTCAATTATTGGAGGCATTATTGGTGGTGGTCCTGGTTCGATTATAGGCGGTACTATTGGTGGGATTATTGGAAACGTCAACAAGAAACACGAAGGTGGAATTGTAGGAGATGGTAATAGAGATTTGCCACATCTGGTAAATAAATTTTTCAACACAAAACCTAATGAACAAATGGTTAAAGCATTGAAAGGTGAGTTATTTATACCAGAGGAAAATATATATAAAAATTTCTTACCTAACATGCAAACATTAATGGATGTGACGACTAGCTCATTGGTTGCTAATGTTTCAGATACACTAAAAAGCATACAAACCACTCAAAGTTTAGTTCCTAGTATAAATGTTCCTAGCCTAGATAGAAAATCCATTAACCGCCCTACAGTGGTGCAAAATCAGTCTACAACTCAACCTGCTAAAATAGTTCATAATCATATAGATAAATTAGTCTTTCCAGACGTTCATGATGCTAGAGAAATCGAAGATGCAATACTAAACTTACCAAGAACAACGATTCAAAACAAATAGGGTTTGTAGGGTTCGTCCTCTTCCCTATCCTGCTTTTTTAAGGAGTGATTCTATGAATAAATATCAAAAAGCTTTGCTAGATTCTATAGATACGAAATTACAAGAATTTGGGAAAAGGTTAAAGTTTGACTACACTGTTACCGCTAAAGTTTTATCACTTAATGAATCTACTAATACTTATACAGTCTTATATAACGGTTCCGAATTGCAAATTAAAGCTAGAGAAGGATTAACATTGGAGCCTAATGATTTAGTATATATAAGAGTAATACAAGGAAATTTTAGCAATAAATTTATTGATTGCAAGAAGCCTTAAAGGTGGTGATTAGATGGCAATACCAGATTTGAGGAAGGTGTTCCCTTTCCCTTCTACTGATGATTATACTTTTAGATTTAATGTGGAAGGAATATCTCAACAAATATTTTACAATGAATTAGAGATTAAATTAAGTTCAGATACTAGTCAAATTATGTATAAACAAAGAATTCAAGAATTTAGATATCAACATACTGTACCAGCTAATACTTTGGAAAATGGAAAGCAATATGTCGCTATTGTAAAAGTATATAATAATGCAAATATATTGATAGGCGAATCTAATCCTATCTTTTTTTATTGCTTTAGCTCCCCTATCCTATCTATCCCCACTATTGTCAATGGAGAAGTGGGAAGTCAAACTGCAATGTTTAAAGGTACTTATGAACAGTCTGAAGGTGAATTGTTACAATCGTATAGGTTTAAACTTTACAATGATAATCAAGTTTTAATTAGTGAATCTCCTGAAATATATAGTGATACTATTCAATATGAATTTAGTGATTTAGAAAGTAGACAGAAATATTATATTGAGTTACAAGTTTCAACTATAAATGAAATGACCCATTCAACTGGTTTAATTGAATTCACTCCTAGATATGTGGCTCCCAGATTTAGCTCTGCTATTGAGCTTGAAAATCTTTCTGATGAAGCTAGTATTTTAGTTACCTGTAACGTAATAAGAATTATTGGTATACCTGATGTTGAACCTGTCATTTACACAGATGATGGCATGGTCGATTTAAGAGATAACGGTGTTTGGTTTGATGAAGGTTTTAAGCTTACTGGGAACTGGACTATTCAAATGTGGTTAAAGGATATAGTTGATAACTCTGTATTCTTTCAGTTAATTGCTAGAGATTACAGTAAAATTGAACTGGAATATAAGAATAATAAAATTAAGCTATATAAAATGCTAGATGAAGAATATATTATGCAAATACTAATAGGTGAAAATGAGATAAGCACCACAAACAACCTTATATTTATTTGTATTAAACACATCAATGGCTTATATGACTTTACTTATGAAACGGTAGGTGATTTAAATGATATTTCTTGATTACTCACCTTTTGCTAATATAGAAAATGAATATTTCAAATCTCTGAATGAAACTTCAAGATATGATAAAGCTAGATTCCAAAATTCAATATTTGATGAGGTTCATATGATTGAGAGTGTAGATGTTGTATGCACTCCTGATAAAAAAGAATGGGATTATGATACTGTATTCCTTTGGAAATGTGATAATCTTGAAGCTGGGAATGTTCAATTGAATGGCATTCCTATTAATCAACTTCTTATCCGTAGACGTAAAAAAGATGAATTCACATTTGAAAATCTTAAAGCAATTGACTTTGACCCTGCTGTCCAGTTCTATGAGTTCAAGGATAGATTTATAGAGAGTTATGAAGATTATGTCTATGGTATTCAGCCTATGGGTGGTTCCGTAGAAAATCCAATTTTAGGCGAAGTAACTATTGATGAAGTAGAATCAGAATTTGGCTCGGTATGGATTGTTGGAAAAGATACCCAATATGAGCTTAGGTATGATTTGGAAGTTGGCGACTATGAAACTGTAATCCCTACTGGCATAACTGAAACATTAGGAAGCCAATTCCCTACTATCTCTAAAAATGGTCATGTTAAATATAGACGTGGTACAGTCCGTTGTACTATTGTATCAGATAAAACCATACAAGGTGGTTCTATACATCCTAAAGAGGAAAAAAAAATTAGGCGTGCTATGATGGCCTTTTTAACGGATAATAAGCCTAAATTTTATAAGGATGGTAGTGGCGAATCAATGCTGATTTCAATTGTAAATGCTCCTACCCTCTCCCCTATCAATGAATTAAAGAGACTGCTTTATACTACTGATATAGAATTTATTGAAGTTGGTGGTATTGATATGAATAGCTTGGCTACTGCTGGATTAATTGGTGGTGTTGCTATTGATAACTAATGAAATGATTGAGGTCCACCTTCAGCCTGTTCAAGAAAAATTTATTAGAATCTCACTCTTACAAAATTTCTTTGTAAAAGAAGGAGACAATCTAGTTAGGAGATTTAGAAAAATTGGAGAAATACAAGGAAATACTATAGGTGGCTCTATAAATATTGATGCTAATTCTACTGTTCGCAGAACCTGCTCTATTGAGATGGTGGTTACGGATAGTAGTTTTTTAGTGTCCGAAACTAGTAAGGTTTGGATAGATAAATGGTTTAGAGTTGAACTAGGTGTTAGAAGTCTTAAAACTGATAATATCGTATGGTTTAATAAAGGTATTTATGCTATTAACAATCCTTCTGTAAAATTTAATTCATCTACTAAAACTCTACACATTGAAGGTTTGGATTTAATGTGTACCATAGACGGAACTCTAGGTGGTGAATTAGGTGCTATAACTAAAATACCTGCTAATGTAGGTATCCCAGGAGTTTTAGAAACTGCTATATGGAGACTAGGAAAGATAAGTAAAACTCAAACCTATATAGAACAGAATACCTCTCCCCTACCCTATGATATTGAGAAAACACCGACTGACACTGTCTATTCTATCTTAGAGGAAATAAGAGATTTATTTATGGATTGGGAGATATTCTTTGATGAAACTGGAAGGTTTATATATCAAAAGATTAAAAATAAATATGTCCTCAATCCCCTGCCCAACTATGAAAATGACATTATTGCATTTAACTTTCTAGAAGAACATGATTTAGTCAATGACTATAATCTTAATTATGATTTTCAAAATGTTAAAAATAAAATTATTATTTGGGGTAAGCAACTAGATAACGGTATTCAGATACATCATGAATTAATCAATAATAATTCTGATAGTCCCTTCAATATCAATAAATTAGGTGAAGTTCCTAAAACAATCGTTGATGACAATATATTTACAGTTGACCAAGCTGAACAACGTGCAAGGTATGAATTTTATAAACATAATAATCTTTGTGAACAAGTTAGTATATCAATGCTACCTCTTTATTTCTTAGATGTAAATAAGCTAATAGAGTTTAATAGACCTGAGATTAATTTGAATGATAAATATCTAATAGATAGTATTCATATCCCCTTAGAAGTTGATGGGATAATGAATTTGACAGCCCATAGGGTATATCCTACAGTTCGAAAGGAGTGATGAAATTTGAGAAACGACCAGTCTACATTTATCCAAGAACTTGGATATTTAATTGATGAATTTGATGAATTACAAGATTTAAGATGGTCTGATTTGCAATATCTTGCAGAATACCGAGAACTAAAGATGAAGAAAAATGATGGTTTACCTATAGATCAAGTGAAATTAGACCAACTGGAACCATTATTTAAAAATAAAATTGTAACTGCTTCTAGGTGGAATAAGTTTCAAAATGCTTTAGTTGGTATGCAGAAATTTATTAAAGATGAAGTTGAGGGTTTTGTTTTAGATAAACAGCAGGAAATGCAATTATTTGTAGATGGAAAACAAGCATATATTGTTGAGTTTGTAGATGGCAGAGTCAGATTGATTAATAATACTGTATCAGAAGGAATAAATACAATGAGTGATAAAAGGGATTATTTTATTGCCTTTGTTAATACCAAAACGGATGAGGTTAGAGAAATAATCCAAGAATTTGATAGCAATAGTGCTAGATACTATACTATATGGACTGCTACACAAGGACAACTTGATTTTAACATATTTCAAGGTAGTAATAAAAATATTCCTCCTGAAGCTAATTTGAATATAGCAACAGAAAATATTGATTTAGTAATTAATGGGGTTCTGCAAACTCCTTATACTGATTTCGTGATACACAATAATGGATTTTACGACACTATTAGGCTTACAGCAAATTCACAATCATTAATCCAAGATGGTACAGAAATTGTTGCAAGATGGTATAAAAATGTAGGAAAGTTGTATTTTAAACATGCCCACTCTCATGGAGAGGGCGGTCGTGATTCCCTAACAGTTACTAAGGGAATGTTAGATATAAATTTGAAAGAACAATTAATGTATATACCGTTTAGAGGTAATCTTCCTCCAGATCCTAAAGAACGAAAACTCTGGCTAGATACTTCTATATAAGGGGGTGCTGAATAATGGCTATAAATAAAATTAATAGAGTAGTTTTACATGAAGACATAAAGCAAGAATTAGATGATAAAGCAACTAAACAGGAGTTACAAAGCACTAAAGAAAAGTTAGAAAATGTTATGAATGAAATATATCAAGGAATTGTTTGGAAACCTACCGTGCCTACATTTGATGATTTAAGAATCAGATACCCAAACGCTAAAGATGGTTGGAAATCTACTGTAGAGGATACAAATATAACTTATCAATATGACTTAGAAACTGATACATGGTTTCCAACATCAATAAATGCCTTACCTTTGGCTACAAGTAAAGTAGACGGATTATTAGCAAAAGAGGATAAAACAAAGCTAGATACTGTTGAACTAAATGCACAAAAGAACTTGACGCCACAGCAGACATTAGAACAAATTAAAACTGTTGATGGTAAAGGTAGTGGTTTGGACTCTGATTTATTTCAAGGTAGAACGCCTGATAGCTTCGCGGATAAGGAACATGAACATGATGGAGTATATTATAAAAAAATTGAGGTTGATTCTTTCTTAAATGCTAAAGCTCCAAAATCTCATGTTCACTCTAAGGAACAAATAACTGACTTTGAGCATACTCATAACGCTAATGAAATAATTGAAAATGAATCCAAAAGGTTTTCTTCAGATATAGAAAAATCCAATTGGAACGATGCTAATAGCAAAAAACATATTCATAATAATAAAACTGTTTTAGATAAAATAACTCAAGGGTTGCTTGATGCTTGGAATACAGTTACCAATAAAGTAGATAAAGCTGAAGGTCAAGGATTAAGTGATGAAAACTATACATTGGCTGAAAAGAATAAGCTTAAAGATATTGCTACTGGTGCAACTAGAAATGACACGGATTCCAATTTAAAAAATAGAGCAAATCATACTGGAACTCAACTATCCTCTACTATATCTAATTTTGCTGATACAGTTAGGTCTACTGTCTTAACAGGATTATCTACTGCTACTAATGCTGTAATCACTGCCACTGATACTGTATTATCTGCATTGGGTAAATTACAAAAACAAATAACTGATAATTTAGCTACGTTAACAAGCCATATTGGAAATAAATCTAATCCTCATGATGTGAAAAAAGCTGATGTAGATCTAGGCAATGTACAAAATTACGGGATAGCTACCCAAGCTGAAGCTGAAACTGGCACTTCTAATGCTAAGTATGTGACTCCATTAAGGGTTAAACAAGCTATAGATAAGTTTAAAATTAAGAAAGTATCAGAGTTAGAAAACGATAAAAACTATGTAACATCAGCTGAACTAGGTAATGCTGGTTATGGAAATATGATGAAATCAGATTATGATAAGAACAATAATGGTATAGTTGATAAAGCTGAGGACTCGGATAAACTTGGTGGTAAGAGTGCTAGTGAATATGCTACTAAGGAAGATATGGATAATATCGAGATTGGTGGTAGGAATTTAGCCATAGGAACCGCCACTGATGGCTTCGTAGCATATAATACAGGTAAAATACTATCACAAGACAGTTACCCTACAAAGATTATTCGATGGGAATATACATCTAATGGTACAGCAGGAATAATGCAATCAACCCAGTATAGAAAAATGCAACTTGTCAGAGGTGAAGTTTATACATTATCTTTCGAAGCTAGAGGTAAGATTCCAGCACTAAATTATGTTTATATAATGAATACAGTTGGAAACAATCAATCAATTACGCACTTACTTTCCACTACTACTTTATCTGAAACTAGTTTTAAAAGGGTAACTGCTATATTTACCAAGTCAACCGACTCGCCATACTCTTATGTGATGATTTCTTCCTCAGATAATGTATCTGGTAATTGGTTAGAAGTAAAAAATATCAAGATTGAAAAAGGCAACAAAGCTACAGACTGGACTCCCGCTCACGAGGATATACAAGCAGATATAGATACTAAGACAAGTAAGGAATATGTTGATACCCAACTAAACACCAAAGTAGATAAAGTTTCTGGAAAACAACTATCCACAGAAGATTACACTACAACTGAAAAAACTAAACTTGCTAATATAGAATATGGTGCTAATAAATATACTCACCCTGCCACACACCCTGTAGATATGATAGTAGGATTACATTCTATTGCTAAGAGTGGAAACTATAACGACCTAAGTAGTAAGCCTACTAAATTATCACAGTTTGAAAATGATATAAAATCTTATCATAAAGGTTCTACTCCACCTACAAATACAAATTTATTATGGCTTGATACAAATTCTTAATACCTTTTAGGTATTTTTTTATTGCAAAATTTTATATGGAAAGGATGATAAAATGGCTCTTTTAAAAGATTATAATGAATCTAAAAAAGAATGGGAAGGAATGGGAGCTGGGTATATTGCTAATTCTGATGGGAGTAATAAATATACTCCCAACGATATAAAGACAATTGAAGATAATATTGATACTCATGAAAAAGATTATATACTCCATGCAGGATATGGTACTGCTAGTGGGACTAATGCTAAGGTGATAACTCTTAGCCCTGCACCTACCTCATATAAAGAAGGTATGACAGTAGCTTTTAAAAATACAACTCAAAACTCTGGCGCAGTAACTATAAATGTTAATGGACTAGGTGCTAAGACTGTATTAAAAAGCAATGGTAATGCATTGTCTAGTGGCAATCTAAAAGCTAATAGTATTTATACCGTTAGATATAATGGTACGTCTTTTATCTTACAGGGTGAAGGGGGTGAGTATGGAACAGCCCTAGCAAGTGACGTACTAACTGGAAAGACAATAGGTACAGAAGAAGGGATAGTAACTGGAACAATGCCCAATCGTGGAGCACCAGCTCAGACAATAACTACTCAAGGGGGTCAGTACAATATATCTCCCGGGTATTATAGTGGTGGTAGTGTTAAGGCACAATTTACTAATTTAACGTCGAGAAATGTAAGGGATGGTGTTAATATTGGAGGAATTGTTGGGACATATAAAGGTGAAAGCATCCAATTGGTGGCTTATGATGTTATCGATAGCTTTTTTTGGGCTGCCGGTGTAACTACAAAACAACGTATAATACCAGCAAGTGCTAATATAGCGAACAAGATATTTTTGACATTTAATGCTTCACAAGGCAGTGACCCTCGTTATGGTTTAGAACTCCCTATACCTTTTACTGGCAAACAATTATATTCTGAAAATAAGAATTACTCCCCTAGTCTTAAAGAGTACGTAACTAAAATTGAACACTCAGGTAATAATATAATTATAACGTTCACTAGAGAAGGTTGGACTACAGTAGGTATGAATAGAGTTATAGCTATGATAGCATATTCTTAATACTTCCACATTAAGAATAAAAACATTAATATTGGAAAGGGTCAATAATTTAATTTCATAATATCAATCCTTTCTATTTGTATAGCTCAGTAACTATATTTTCTGATTTTATTAAAACATATAAAGGAGAGATGAGAATGAGTAAAGTATTACATTATTACGCAAAAATTAATGAAAACGATGTCTGTTATGGCTTCGAAAGTTTAACTAAAAAATTCAGAGAGGATGAAAAACCTTCTAATTTGGTATATCTTCCAGATTACAATGAGAGTGTATTGTGGAGGAAGTGGGATACTGATTTAAGGGCTTGGTCTGGGGAAACCTATGAGCCTAGTACAGATACTATCTTACAGGACAAAGTGGAACAATTAGAAGAAGAAAATCAACAACTATCAAGTCAAGTAAATAGCTTAGAATCTACTTTACAAAATGTAAATGCTACAAATGAAACTTTAGTTCAATCCATAGCAGAATTAACAGCTATGATTGCAACAATGCAAACACCATAATTACAGGTGTTATTTTTATGTTTGAAAGGTGGTGAATGATAGTGATATTAACTAGAAACAGTGGATTAGTCAAGGTATGGGTAAGTTTAGTTTTGAACCCTAATAGCAACTACGAGTTAGAAGACGTGCCAGCATTATTTAATTTAAGAGAAGTAGTTATAGAGGTGGTAAATGATACGAATTAAAAGAGGGGTCTTTCATACTCTTCTTTTGTCGGAGGTGTCAGATGGATGAAAATTTAAATATTTTAAAAGATGTGTTCGAATATCTTGGCAAAGCCTTTACAGGTAAAAAGCCTATGTTGGGTGCTGTCTTAGGAACTATAGGTTATATCCTATTCCCTGTCCCCTTTTATCGTATGTCCTTTGTTGCTGTATTAGCTGCAGCTAGTTGTGATGTTTTAACTAAGATGTATTCACTATGTAAGCAATATGATGGATATAAAAATGCTGTTAAATTAAAGAAAATATTTAGTAAAACTCTATGGAAAGGCACCGAAGTGAAAATCGTGTCATACTTAACTGTAGCTGTTCTTACTGGTCTTTCTTATAGAGTTGTCTACCTAGAGCAAATGGGAATATTTATCGCATCCTTTGTTTATTCTGTAATGTTTATGAGAGAATTTCAATCTAATATAGAGAATTTAATTGAAGCTGGTGCTGATTTAGACTGGCTTCTTTTATTTAGTAAAAAGAAAAATAAAGAACTTATGGAGCCTTATGAGGAAAAAACTTCTAAAAAAGAGGTGAATGATTATGAAGAAAGAATTTAGAATATTAGATTTTAATCAACTAAAAAAAGAATTAGATAGATATAAATTTAAACAACTCCATATACATCATACTTGGAAGCCTGAACATAAGGATTTTAGAGGTAATAATCACATAACTATGCAACAAGGAATGTACAATTATCACGTAAATAGTAATGGTTGGCAGGATATTGGACAACACCTAACCCTATTCCCTGATGGTAAATGGGTAACTGGTAGACCTTTCAATATTGCCCCTGCTTCTATTAAAAATTGGAATACTGGAGCCTTAGCTGTAGAAATGATAGGCAATTTTGATACAGGCAATGACAAATTAGATGGTAAACAGAAAGAAGAAATATTATTGCTTATAAAATACTTCATAGATAAATATGGAGAACAATCTATTAAATTTCATAGAGAAGGTCCAGGAGTTACTAAAACCTGTCCTGGTACATCACTTGACAAATCTAAATTAATTCATGAAGCTAAAAATTTAGGGAAGGTGAATAATATGGCTAAATTAGAGAATTGGCAAAAGGTTCAAGGTGAAAAAGCTTTGGATTCACTTAATAAGAAAAAAGATAATGATGGTAATCCAATTGTAAATAGTCCTGAAGATTGGAAAACGAAACTTAGCGAGAATATACCAGGTTGGTTATTCTGGTCAATAATTGACAGAATTTCTAAATAAGAAAGGTGGATTTTAAAATGATAGATATAATAAATAATGAATATTTAACTTTAATACTAATTCCTATTTTAATAGGTGTTTTAGAAGTTATTAAAAAATCCGATCTATTCAATCCTAAATTCATACCTATAGCTAGTCTTGTCTTAGGCATCTTGCTAGGTATTATATTTACTGGATTCAATGTCAAAGATGGGATTATTGCAGGACTTTTTATTGGATTATCTGCTGTAGGTCTCTACTCAGGAACCACTAATGCTATTGAAGGAATTAAGGCTAGGGAGTAATCCCTAGCCTTTTATTTATTCATAGCAACAATTATAGGTAAAGAAAAAAACCAGTATAAAACTGGCTATTATGTTGACCTTATTTTTTATTACAATAAATACTTTATTGCTGACCTAAATGTCATAACTACTCCTAGGGCTAATCCTATCACACCCACTAATAAAATTATTGATACATTTCTCCAATTTATTTTTTCTTTCATGGAATCACCTCTAAGAGATATATTCTACAAATGTTTTGGAAATCCTTCTTTAACCTAGTTCAAATTTAATCATAAATTATTTGTACTCGATATCCAATTCAAATTCCTTATCACATACTGTACATTTTGGCTTGGTACCATCTAGTTTTAATACTTGTTCGCATTCACAAACCGAACAATATCTCTTTACCTCTCCGTCTTTGAATTTCTTCTCAATTTTTTTAGCGAATTGTTCTGCAAGTAATTTTTGAAGTTCATTATAATTTCTAGCTGTTCCCATAGATTATCTCTCCTTTCTTACTTTATATACTTCTACACAAATCCTCAAAATCCTCTATTTATTTATCGCAAGTTTCGACAATATTCTTATGGGCATAGAAAAAGAAGGGACACTCCCTTCTATTATGCAATATTTATTATACTTTATTGTTTAAAAATATTTTATTTATAATAAATTGCTCATGTTGTCATTAACTAATTTTTCAATTATCTTTTTTTCTATAAGTTCTTTTTTTAAATGATTTTCATATTTAGGAATCTCATTCGCTACAATATAGTTATGGACAATTTTGATACATTCCTTAAATTCTTTTAAAATTGGATCCATAATAGTAAGCTGTTCTAAACCTCCACAGCTTAATGTTATTTCATTTGAACTGTCAATATGAATATTCACACTATATAGTCCCAGCAATTCCTTTTCATTGTGTACGATATATGTATTCCTTAATTCAATAATATAATTATGTGTTTCTAAATACTGTTCATTGATTCCTCTGAAAAATTTGGCAGGCTTTAGTGTGGGTTTATTTTTCGTTGCGGTAAACCATTTAGTATATAGTATAATCGCATAATGAAGATGTGACTTTGATAGCTTAGCTTCTTTTATAAAATGTTGCTTATTTGAATCTTCTTCTAAATTTGGAATCTTATTATTAAACTCTACAACAGAGTTTATTAGAAAATATGCCTCAGCTAAATCTAACCGTATTACATTGTAATCTCTAAATTTTCTATAATTATTAAGCAAAATTTTATCTTCATTTAATAAAAAATCTTCATTCAATTCAATATACATTTATTTTTCACTCCTTTTGTTTCAATGCCATTATACCATACTTGTCCATAATATATAATAAGAAAAAGGCCCACCCATTAATTCTAGGTGAACCTAATACTTGTTATGTTCAGCTAATTATCATGCAATATTTTAATTCTACTTAAATCCACCGAATCAGATATGCCTTCATAATATGGACTTTCAGCAACTATTACCCCATCATCATAGAGTTTCCCTTTGCAGATTTGACCTTTAGAAAAAACCTTGACGAATCTACCCCAATCATCCCAATAAATGTCTTCGGTGACCTCAAATTCTATCCATTCAAATTTAGCCATTTTAATCCTCCTATCTACGACACATAATAAACATTATATTCATATTAATTTCCACATTATTTGTGTATAAACTGAAACTCATTAACATCATCTCTTAATGTAGCAACTCTATTTTCTTCGTTTAGGTAAAATGCATCTAGTTCGGTTATTTTATTTTCTTTCCAAAATATCGCTATACTCAAGCAATTATAAACTGTATCTTTATAAATCATTTTATAACCAGTCATATCAATTCCCATTTCAATCCTCCTATATTATTCTTAATTGACCGTTCATATCTTCTACCACAGTACCAATTGGTTTGTAGTCTACCCCTAAATAGTCCAATATTTCTCCCATCTTCAAATTATTGATACAATTATATATAAATTACTGTACAAGTATATCCGTGTCTCTTTCCCCATTTTTTATTAATTCTTTTCTTATTATGGATCCTATTTTGTTTAAATTCTAAGTCTACCACTTCATGGCCTAGTGGCATATTTAAAAATACTTCTCTTACTATTTCCTCTATGCTACCTTTTACAGTTAGCTTTTTAGGGAAGAACTTTTCTTTAAATTCATCTGATACTGTCACATCCATTGCAAAACTTGTATCTCCTGCATAAGGTACTATTGGCTCATAAGCACTTATATCTTCTGTGGCAACAGTTATATCAGCTACACCTTTTAACTCTGTTCTTTCCCCTGTATTTGGGTCAATCATGTATATATTTTCTACATCTAATTTATCGATTGGCATTAATCATTCCCCCCATAGTATGGATCATATGGATATTTATCTTCTTCAGGTACCATCTGGAATTCTTCTTCCTTCTCCCATTCAAGATATGGCTCTGGCAGTGGTTTCCAAGCTATGACATTATAATCATCTGATATAGATCTTTGCATATCAAACCAACTCCCATTGTCATCAATACTAAGAGCAGTGGGTACTACTGCATCCTTAATCATTGCAATAAATTCAATAGGCTCCCCATCTTCATATTGCCTAACTTCTGGCAATCTTTCGCTTACTGGAATCCATTTATCGTTTAATTGCTTTTCTAATGCTTGTATTGCTATATCTAAAGCCTTTACATCTTCTGCCCAAGGGTCATTAGGAGCATGTTCTATCTTTATCTGCCCTTTGCATCTCTCCCGTAAATCTAATAGTTGATTTATTCCATCTTGATAATCCATTAATCATTCCTCCTTCATTACCTCTAAATCACAATTCCACTTCTTATTAAATTCCTGAACTTTGCATTTTATAAGATTTTCATATTCTGCTAATTCTTCTTTACTTTTTATTAAACTATACACAACCGAGGTTCCCTTTTTAGTAGTTTTATTAATTCTTTTAACCTTATAACCCTTCTTTAATTCATTTAGATATATTAAGAGCATGGTATAGTCATAACCTTTAGCATCTTTCCTTTGAAAATCTAAGTTTATACCTGAATAAGTCTTTGTAAATTCCATACATATAGCACTCATAAAATCCCCCCTAACAAATATCTTTCTTATATTGGGTATTCCCTAGCAACTGCTCTGCTTTTTCTTTAGTTCTCTAATTTCCGTTTCTTGCTCATTAACAATTTCCACAAGTTCATTAATTTTATCTATTGCTATATTTAACGCTTTTCCTAACCTTCTAACATCTTCCCTTGAGTCATGAAATATTCCAGTACTGCTTGATTTTCTTATTCCAATGTTTAATTCCTTAATCATTACCTCAGCTCCTTTTCTTGACTTTATCTTGTAAACACTCTCAGATATGACAGGGATATAATCAACACAACTACTCCCAACATTGTATTAAACTTGAAACTTATAACGGTCAATAATCCCATAGTAGCTATTGCAAGTAAAGGAAGCGTGATATTGAAAATAAAACCTGCTATTATATCCAGTAAAATTGATAATCCTTCTAAGGTATTGAATATTTTCTCTTTCATTATCACTCTTCACCTTCTATCCATTTCTTTATTTTCTCTATTTCCTTGTCCAACTCTTCATCTGTGTAAGTTTCCAACTCTCCCCATATCTTGTCGAACTCCTCTAAAGATGGATTCTTATAACCATGAATATATGAAATCTTTTCTTCCCTTGATTTTTTCTTTTTATAATCACAGTAATCTTTATTTGTATATCTATCTATTTCTGTTGGGTCAAATGGCTTACTGCAATGAGGACAATGTGGCATTAATCCCTTTATATACTCATTCTGTAAAGTCCTAAATTGATTCATCCTGAACCTCTTGGTATGAAGTTGGTTTATTTCTTTTACATATTCCTCCTTCATTTCTATTGCTTTATTCCGTTCCTTATTGAGCCTAATTTTTTCCTCGTTATACCATTCTATATTTTCAGATAACCCTACTAAGGCATCGAATGGATGAATATAAGCATTACATTTAGTGCATTGAACTAATTTATTAGTTGTATCTATTTCATATTGGGGTGGTTTGCACTTACATATTTTCTGTGCATTTCTATTTATTCTCATTATTTGAAAGTCTATTGGCTTGTTATTAGTTGGTTTGTCCATTGATTTTATCCTCCTTTCTATAAATACAAATACAAGCTATTGACAAATTATATTAATCTGATAATATTATACACATAGCATTCAATATGCATCTGTAGCTCAACTGGACAGAGCATCCCCCTGCTAAGGGGAAGGTTGTGGGTTCAAATCCCACCAGCAAATTACATACTTTGTATGTTTTTATAAAACCGCATCTTGCGGTTTTTTTGTTATTTAATTACTCCCAGTGTTTATCGATAAAATTTTCTTCTTAACTTATTTCTTCTAAAGGTTCATTATTTATACATAATTCTGGTAAATTAGCTCTAACCAAGTTTTCTGCAAATGGAGGAGGTACTGCATTACCACATCTTGCTACTTGCTGTGTTTTTGGATAACTCTTTCCTGTGTAGTCATGGTCTATGATGTAATCATCTGGAAATCCTTGAGCCTTAAATAACTCATGTGGTTGTAACATTCTCATTCCTATATCTACTATTCGATAATCTTCTCCCTTGATAGTTACAAGTCCAAATTTATCCTTAGTTGTTATTGTGTGTAATGGACTATTTAAGGATTGTCCTATTTCAGTTCCATAATATTTTATTAAAAATGCTTTCACCAGTGCGTTATGGTCTGTTGTAGTTACTGTGTGAAGTGGTTCATCTAATCCAGAACCTGCTCCCTTATATCCACCACCGTAATGTTTAGCAATAAATGCAGTAACAAGTCCAAATCTATTAGCTGTAGGTATTGTAGCTATAGGTTCATCTAGTTTCTGTCCTCTCACTTCACTATCTGTAGTTTCTGTATAATAGGTTGCTAGATATGGAGTAACTAAACAATGCTCTGCCTTAGTTGTAATAGTTGTTAATGGACCATCTAATTCATATTGAAGTCCATCTCCTGCAAATCCAATCTGGCCTATTCTTACGATAAATGGTGAAGGATTATCGATTACAAACTTTTGAAATCCTCTTGCTATTCTTTTAAGAGTATTTTCTGCTAATGGTTTTTTCCTGGTAAAGATACTGGGACATTGAATACTCCAATCTATACATTCTGCTGCTGTTCTCCAAGGTTTTAACATTCCCATTCTAGCTTCAATCTGCTCTGGGTCGCCGTGAGTTGGTTCAGGCCATACTATTTTCTTTCCATCACATCTAGCAATCATAAAGAATCTTTTTCTAGTAGTTGGTGCTCCATAATCACAGGCTCTAAGTTCCCGATATTCCAACTTATATCCTAGTCCTTTTCTCAAGGCATCTGCCTGTTCACTATTCAGGTCAATTTTTAGAAATTCACAACACTCCCTAAGTACATCATCATTCTTTACTCCTTTAGTAAGAATTCCTATAAAACCTCTGAATGTAACCCCCTTTTTACTTATGTCTGGATAAAGTTTACCTTCATTATTCATCTTTAATGGTCCCCAAGTCTGGAATTCTTCTACATTTTCCAGCATTATAGCCCTTGGTCTAGTTTCTAGTGCCCATTTTACTACCACCCACGCAAGCCCTCTAACATTCTTATCTACAGGCTTTCCACCTTTTGCCTTGCTAAAATGTTTGCAATCTGGACTAAACCACGCCAAACCTACTGGTTGTCCTTGTGTAGCTTCTAGGGGGTCTACTTCCCATACATCTTCTATATAATGCTTAGTGGTAGGGTGATTGGTCTTGTGCATCTTAATAGCTACTTCGTCATGATTTATTGCTATATCTACACTACGACCTATTGCCATCTCTATACCTGTACTTGCTCCCCCTCCACCTGCGAAATTATCTACTATTAACTCTTTCAAGTTTATCAACTCCAATCGTCATCTAAAAAACTATCACTATAATCTACATCTTCATCTTCTATCCACCAGTCGTACCAACCGTCTACTGTGTCTCTGAAAGGTTCTTCTCCTTTTTCTTCTCTGCGTTTCAAGTATTTAGGTAAAAATCTTGCTATTGCTCTTTTATAGTTTTCTGCAAATTTAGGATACTGTTCTAACTCTTGAATTTTCCTTGAACTCATAGGGCAACCGATACAACCTAGTCTCTTGTATCCTTGGTCATAAAGTTCACAATACTCTATATTCCTGCTTTTCAGATACTCCCAAACATCTTCATCCGACCAGTCAACTATTGGATTTACAACTCTTTTTCCTTTCTGCATACAGTTTTCAAACAATCTTCTATCTTCGTCATTATCATCAAAGAGCTTCTTATCCTCTTTTTTAGCTGTTACTATTTCAAAAGGTCGTCTTGATTTTCTTTTAGTGCTTTCAGCCCAACGTACCCCAGTTACACAAATCCTGCCTTCCCCTCCATGTTCTTTTAAGACCTCACAACAAAATCTTTTTAATCTTGTAGGTAATCCTTTTTCTTCGATAAGTCGAAACATTGATTTTTCATACATATCTCGAATGACATCAGGATAATTTTTTCTCATAAAATAAACTAGTTCAGGATGATCTATTCCAGTTACGTTATAGTGTGCATCAAATTTAACTCCTGCTTCTTTTGCTAAATGATATATTACTTGACTATCCTTCCCACCACTAAATGCTAGGTAATATCCTTCCTCTGGTTCAAATGCTTTTAATCTATCTATAGCAATGGCAACTTTATCTATTATGCCAAACATTGTATTTTCGATTAGTGCCATATTGAGTCATCCTTTCCATATATCTTTTTGTATTCCATCATGTTATACTCAAACTGTGTGTGCTTGTGGAGAAGTCGCCTCGGTCGCCAAACTTTAGTGACTTCCCCTTGCACATATTCTCTAGAGTGGGTCGAATAGGGATACTTGGTTGTTTTCTAATTCTGCTAATTTACAGTTTTTAACTGCTTGGTCGTAGTAACTGTCTTTTAGCTCAACACCTAGTCCCTTTCTTCCCATTTTTATTGCTTGATAAAGCGTACTTGCTATTCCACCAAATGGGTCAAATACTACATCTCCAGGATTGCTATATAGTTCTATACAGTTTTCAATGGTATCTAACTGCAATGGTACTATATGTCTTTCGTCTTTTTCATCTCTTGCTGCTACTGCATTGAGTGTATGGGATTGGTTTATCTCCATCCATACTGGTTCTGCTACCTTCTGCCATTTATCTACTGAATAATCTTCATGTGTGTGTTCTATTGGTTCTGGATTCTCTCCTGGTTTTCTCATTACTATAATGTAATCAGGAAGTCCCATTCTGCTCATTGCACTATCTTTTCTTAATTGCTTATGCAATAGTCCTAGTGCATTGGTTCTAACCATTTCTACTACTGGTGATTTTCTAATAGTAACTCTTGAATGATATATGAAACCTTCATCTTGAAATAATCTAATATTCTCTCCTGGGAAATCTTTTAGACCTATGACCCCGTCTCTTTCCTTCATCATTGGTACATCTACACAATGAATACAAATTAATCTGCCTGGCATTAATGTCCTATATAATTCTTTGATAAGGAATTTATAATGTTCGTAAAACTGTTCATCTGTTTTTGAATTTCCCATATCTAATACACTATTTGAATATGTGTATAGGCTTAGAAATGGTGGACTTGTAACTACTAGACCTATTGAATTGTCTGGGATGCCTTTCATTACTTGAACATTATCCCCATGGTACATAGCCCAATTTTCTCCTATTTCTTGATTTATTACTTTTGTATTTTCCATTTATGCTACCCCCTTTAGCCATTCTGGTAATTTCATTTTTTCTGTTGGATAATATCCTATTGTTTCTTTTGTTGTTCCGTGGATTTCTTCTGTTAATATTTTTTGAGTATGTTTTACCATTTCATTTATCATATTTTCTGCATCTTTTTCTTTTCTTTCTATATTGTCTTTTACTGCTCCTTCTGCTTCACTTGTTACAATGTAGATGTCAACTTCTCTTTTTTGGCCGTATCTGTATATTCTTCTTATAGCTTGATAGTATTGCTCATAACTGTCGGATAACCCTGTGAATACCATCTTGTTGCAATGTTGCCAATTCATCCCAAAACCAAATATCGAGGGCTTGGAAACTAAGTTTTCAACTTTCCCATCTACAAAATCCATTGCTGTATCTATTTTATGTTCTGGTTTATCTGAACCTCTCACTTCTACTGACTTGTCTATTGCATTTTTCAATGCCTTACTTTCATCATTTAAATCACACCATACTACAAATTGTTCATCTGTTGAGTTTACTATCTCGGCTACTTTTGCTACTCTTGTTTCTAGACTATCCCTTCTTGCTTGCCTTCTTTCTTGTAATGTTTGTGCTATTTTAGGAATTAATACAAACGGGTCTTTAGGACTTTCCACTATAATTTCATGTATTCTTAGTTCTGGTAATATGAATCCTTCATCTGAATATCCTAAGTCTGATGGCTTTTGTAACACTACTGCCCATGTTGCTATCCATTCCCAAAATTTATCTTGTGCATGACCTTTTAATCTCCATTTGCCTGTATCTCCTGCATCATGCACAAAGAAGGTTGACAGCATTTCTGTCCTTGTCATTATTCCTGTGAACTCTGCATGATTGCCTATTTCCATATAATCATTAGGGCTTGGTGTTGCACTTGCTGATAATTTATAAGGTGTATCTTTGAACATTTCTATCAATAATGTTCTATATTTCCCTGTAAAGGATTTTAGTATTGAAGATTCATCTAGTATTATTGCTTGGAATTTACTTGGGTCAAAATGTTCTATCATCTCATAGTTGGTTATGTTTATGCCTGTTTTAACATCTTCTTGCTTTCTGCATATATTTACTTGATAATTAAATTTTCTACCCTCTACTACAGTTTGGTGGGCTACTGCCAATGGTGCTACTATTAATGTGTTTCCACCTGTTTCTATGTGTACTTGTTTGGCAAATTCTAGTTCCATATTGGTTTTCCCTGTGCCTGTTCCACTCCATATTGCAGCCTTCCCTTTCTTCAATGCCCACTTAACTATATCTTTCTGATAATCGAATAGTAGAGGATTCAATCTATCTCTATTTACTTCAAACCCACTGCTTTTAGCGGTAATTCTTTTTTCATTCAAAAATTCTATATAATCCATGTCACCCTCCTTAGTAGTAATTAATATTGTCTTTTACTCGTGTCAATTTCTTCAATCATATTCACATTTGCAAAGTTTATTAGGTGTTGGTCGCCTGATGATGTTCTGATTAGTGCTGAATTTCCTTCTTGATGGATTTCCTTCACATTATGAAAATTTCTTGAAGTTGACTGGCTATTAAACCAAACTTTTATTGTCGCATTATCAAATTCTGCTTTCATTCAATCACCTTCATTTCAGGATTTTCCCATATATTGCTTAAAATCTCCATGAAGTGAGTATCTGGGTCGGTTTCATCATCTTTGATATTCCATAACCAAAGTGAATGATACCTTATGCCGTCCTTTATTTTCTCTGCTATATGCCATCCGAATTGATGCCATACTACTTCGCCGATATATTCTTCCATTCCCTCTACTTCTTCTCTGCGACAATCTTTGAATATAAATCTTTTTACTTTTACGATATCACCTTGGAATACTTTCTTTTTATGGATATCTTTTATCCCGATGTATAGCATAAATTCATAAACTGATTCATACCAAAGTCTAAAGTTTATGAATCCAACCACACTAGAGAATACTCCATCCCAATAAGTTGCACTGTTATCTTCATTGTCATAAACCATGATTTTATTTTCTTTATTCCATGCCCTAACTTCAATCTCTTGCATTACTCCACCTCCACCCTTTTAAATTCGATAACCCATACATATGGATTAGCTTCCCATCCATATTTATCAAGGTCTTGTTTCTTAATTGTAGAATTCCACAAGTTAGGGAATTTTCTAGAAGGTATTTTCTCTCTATATTTCCATATACCTTCTTTAATTAGATCTGTTAAGGTTATATCCCTTAATCTCTCAACTCTTACATCAGTAACTTTTAAAAATATCCTTGCTGCTGATTTGGGCATATGGATTGAAGGTTTCCATTTAAACATCGATGGCGGAAACGTATCATCTTCTGTAGTGCCATAATTTGTTCTATAGACAAAGCAACCATATTTGCCTTTATAAGAGTCTTTTCTTTCGTCAGATATATTGCAACCAGGAGTAAAATCTCTGTGAATTTCATTTTCTATACATTCATCACAAGAAATAAAGCTCCACGTTTCTCTAATATAGAGAATATCTCCTACTTTGTATCTACATAAATCTTTAGCATCATGATAATCTCCGTATTCGTCAGGTATCTTTAACCAACTACTATCATGCTTATCTGTATCAGCTAATCCTAAATCCAGTTTTACAACTCTTCTTGTCACAGTTTTTCTACCTTCCAGTATCGCCTGTACCATTTCAGTATTGAATAAAATCGGCTTTGCTATCTTTAATAATTCCTCTCTTTTCACTATCTTGACCCCCTATCTAATATCTTCATATTTCAATATTTGAAATTCCTCTGGAACATTTGACAATTGCATTGTTAGCGCTTTGATTATTCTTATATCTTCTGACCTCTCCCACTCTATAAGCCATCTATTATCATCAAATAGGATTAGTTGATCGAACCTATAACCTCCTAAATGCCTATCATCTACTATTGGAATAGCCTTTAGTCTTGTACCATCTTTTAAGATAATTATTAAACTTTCAAAATATACAGCTCTAACTTGTTCTCTATTATTTTCTAAAAACTGTCTAAATCCATAGTTCGTTAGTTTGGCATTGTAGCCTAAAAATGCAATATCAAAATATTCAAAAGGCTCCCTTTCTATTCCTGTTACCTTGGTAGACACCTATTCCACCTCCACCAATTTCATTACGGAAACGTAAGTCTCAACCGTGATTTTAGATATGCTTTGCATCTTTTCTATTGACCTTCTTCTATATTTTTGAGCTTGATCTTTAGTGAGAAAATGTTTTTCTGCTTTTAGTTCTTCTAACACTTCTGCCCAAGTTTTATTTTCTAAGTAAAACAGTTTTAGTATTTGTTGCTGTAATTGACTTAATCTTCTAAAGCCTATATTTAACTTGTCATCTACTAACTCTATAGAGAATTTTTCCTTCTTAATTGATTCCAATGTACTGTAATAGTCACGATCTATAACTTGCAGGTAACTTGCAGCTATATCTCCAGTTGTGTCACTGATTTTTCCTGATGGAGGAATATCACTTACAACTTTGTTACCTATAGCTTGGGTAAAAATATAATCATCTGTTTCATCTGTATTTTTTACTTCTAATGCTTTAAGTTCTAATGTTAAACTTTCTTTTATTCCTTGAATTGTCGGCCATGCTCTTATTAAGTTCTCTGTTTGAATATAACCAATGTATTCTACTGTCATTTATTCACCCCTTTGTATTAACTTCACTACTCTGGCCTATGAATTGATTTTTCTTTTTCAAAACCTTCTGGGTATCTTTCTTTTAATTTTTCTATATTGTGTATTGCTACTTCTTCTATAGTAAGTTCTAACCCAACACAAGTTTCAGCTATATACCAAAGTACATCTCCTAATTCATCTATCAGCTTTTCTTTATCCAATTCATGTCCTTGAAAATAAAACTTCTTTAAAACATCTATACATTCCCCTGCTTCTCCATTTAAGCCCATTAAACCGTTTTCAATTTTATCTGATTTACATTTTGTGTTACTTGTCCTTTGTGCTAAGTTTTGATATTCATTAAAATCCATATCATCTCTCCCCTTTCCTTTTCTTATATGATTGCAATATCTTCTCTTTGGTCTTTTCTCCAATTCCTTTTATATCTAGATGTTCTAGAAACTGTACTAATTCTATCTGAACATCTACTTGTTGACCTGTCTTTGTTCCTTCTTGAAATCCATCCTTGAATCCTTCTTCATAGATTGTCCTAAGGAAGTCTTCCATTTCTTGTCTATCATATTTTTTTATTGACTTATAAATCTTTCTATTTAGCAATTGCTTTTCCAACTTTCCCCCTCCTTCAATTTCCTTGGAAATTACAATAGTTCTACATTTCTCTACTGTGTACATCAAATTTCTATCTATTAAGCTACCTGTTGACTCTGAATTGTAACATTTAGTTCTTCGAATCCTAATACCTCCATTGCATTTATAATGTCCTTTAATTGATTGCTGGCATCTTCTACTGTTAATTTAAGTGTCATAGTCATGAATCCATTTGCTGGATTTATTTCAGGTTCTTCTATTATTTCTTTTTGTGCAACTTCTTCTGGAATATCAAGTCTATGTTCTGTCGCTGGGTTTGGAATTACATTCTCTACTAAAAATACTTTTTCTACTGGTATTTCTTTCTCTTTGACTATTCTGTATTCGCCTACATACTTTCTAGCTGTTGTATAAGCCACCCCAGTTTTTTTACTTATTTGACTTGGATTTAATTCTGTTTCCTCTGCTAATTTCTTTGCTAATGTAAAATCTGGTGTTTTTTTCTCAATGCAATCCCTATGCTCTTTTATAAGTTTTCTTGCAGTTGGATAAGATACTCCTGTTTGTTTCTGTATTTGAGTCGGAGTAAGATCTGTTTCTTTTACCAACTTTATTGATTCTGCTATAGTATCTTTGACAATGATAGTATTGTTCTTCTTAGTCACTTCATTTCCCCCTTTATATGTTTTCTGTAATTTCATTAAAATCCTACTTACTTGAACTTGGCTAATACCTAATATTTCTGCTATTTCCATTTGAGTTTTTTCCTGCAATCTAAGCTCCACTATTTTTCTAGTGCGTTCATCTAATTTATTTAGGAACAACTCAATTTCTAGGTTCGAGTCAAAATCTACCTCAGTGCCGATTTTATCTGTCATGCTAATTGATTTTCCTTCATCATCATATATTTCTCTGTCTAGTGAATCTATATATTTACACCTATAGTAATCTAATGCGTTTCTTACTCTTTCTATTGGTATTTCCAATATATCTGCTATTACCTCTGGATTTTCATTCAGAAGATCTGCTCCTAATATTTCATAATAATCACTTTTGGATTGCCTTGTAAATCTAACTGTATCTGAGTTATCTCTAATAAATCTTTGAATTTCTCCTTCTATCATAGGTACTGCATAAGTTGAAAACTGTGTTCCAAAGTTTGGGTCAAATCTTTCATATGCTTTTATCAAACCTATGACTCCAATATTTTCCAAATCCTCTTTTTCCATGAATGGATTATCTACTATTCTATAAGCATGTTTGTTTACTACCATTCTTACTAACCCCATATTTTGTAATATGAAAGTTTCTCTATCCACTCCTTCCATGCTTTTCCTCCTTGCTGGTTATATATTGTTTTCTTTTGCCCATTTCTCATATGTTTCTTCGAATTGCTTGGGTGTAAATGTACTAGATAATCCTGTTTGAGAATCAATTATTATTATTTTGTTATCTTTAGTTATTGCAAGTCCAACTTCTAAAGTTCCTAATGCCGTGAATATCATTTCTAATGCTAGAGATATTCTTCCTGAAGCTTCTTTCTTTTTCTCATCTTGAATCACACTCTAACCCCCTTCATTCGCTTTACTGCGTGATATAAATAATCTCCATACTCATTATCACTTTTTTTATTATTACTTAATTCTAGTGATTTTTCTTTAAATGCAAGATACCAATTGCAATTGCTATGACAACCGATTTCTCTATTTGAGCATTTATAGCACGGATTTTTCATTTAATCACTTCCTTAACTTTAATAATTCCAATCAATATATCTGCTTTTAGAAAACTTTGACAGTATCCTAGTTTATTTTTCAACGTAATATGCCTTGTGGTATCTTGGATAAAAACTCCTTTAAAATAATCATCTAATTTCTGACTCTCTTGCTTTGGCATGAATACTTCATATTCTTTCCCTATTTCTAGCTTCACAAGAGATAAATTCAAACCTCCATCTTCAATTTCCATATCCATTTTCTCTGCTTTTGGTATCACTCTTGTCATTTTGCTCTTCCCAATCAACCCCATTTTCCTTAGGTGTTGTATTTTGGAATTAACTTGATTTAGGGTTTTATCTATCTTTTCTCCTATTTCTCTATTTGAAATTTTTTCATGGTTATCTATAACAAACTGCTCTTCCTCTTTAGTCCATAAGGTGTACTTGAATACCACATAAGTTCACTCCCTTCTAGAATGGAATATCCTCATCATCAGTTGGATGGAAACCTTCTATACCACTAAAACCTGAAGAAGAATCATTGAAACTTGAGGTCTGATTCTTATCTCCCCACTCTAAGAACTCAACGTTAGTAGCTACAACTTCTGTTGTATATACTCTTTGACCTTCTTTTTCATAGGAGCCAGTTTGGATTCTTCCTTGGATACCTACTAATCTACCTTTTACTAGGAAATTAGCTGCACTTTCAGCAGGTTTTCCCCATACAGTGATATTTATAAAGTCAGCTGTTGGTTGACCTTTTGACTCCATTTCTTCTTTCTTAGCCTTTGATAATCCCCTATCTACTGCAAGTCCAAATTTTGTAACTGCTGTTCCGTTACCTGGTATATATCTTAGTTCTGGATCTCTTGTTAATCTTCCAATTAGCACTACATTATTCATTTACAACACTCTCCTTTGATTGTTTTTCTCCACAAAATGGGCAATATTCCATTGTAAAACTCTGTTGCTTTGTCTTTGCCATCATTCTTCCTGTTTTAGTAACGTGAACCCAATTTATATTTATTGGGAGTGTTAATGCCATTTTTCCACTATCAATTAACCAAGCTTTATTTTCGAACCCTACATCTAAATCTTCAATATCTTTAAATTTAGAGTCATTCTTCTTTAGATGTTCTTTGAAGCTCTGTTCTGTTTTTTCTATGCAATCACACATTATTCATCCCTCCTATTTAATTACTTTTAAATGTTTAGGTCTTGGCTTTGACACTTTAGCTGTAGTTCCTATCTTTTTATCTAGTAGAAATTGATTCCCTCTACTATCTGTGTGCATTGTATATGTCTTGATTGCATTTTTTGTTGCCCATTCTTCCATCAATGAAGGTTGCCCTTGTAACTTTCTTAAATCACTCATACAACACATACCTTCAACTACAAACCTTAAAATATCTCGATTATAATATTCCCATAAGAAGTTTAATGCCTTTTCTCCTGTTCCTATTGGTGCATCAAGGTCTAGCGTATTAATGTAATTCATGGTATAGAAATAATCTTTCACTTGCCATTTATCGCCGTCATACTCTTTAGCTATAGGAAATATATTCATGAATTCTCTTGATGTTAAAAGCCCTATGCAATCCTGTATAATGTTTATAGTCTGAAACCTTTGCTCTACTTCTTCTCGAGTTATATAATCTGACCTCGGTCTTGTAATAATAGATTTCACTCCATAAAATACAGTTTTTTTAATATGTTCCAATACTCTATTTTCTTCCTGAAGTATTTTTGTTAATGATTTTAGATATGCTCTCATGTAGATTTCATGTCTATTTTGTTTAGTTATATTAGTCATCATTCATTTCTCCAATTTCCTCTGCTACTATTACTGCCACTTCCCAAAATGCTTGTAATAGATCCTCATTTAAAACTTCTATATCAGGTTCAGATTGCATCATGTTTTTAAATATCTTTACATTCCATTCATAAATTCCTTTATCAGATGCTGTCCTAATGGTCTTAGTAATCTTTTCAAATGGAATAAAATTATTTACTCCAATGTGTTTATATTTGGTTTTAATAAATCCTATTAGTTGGTCTAGCTTAAATAGAGGAATCTCTGTATACTCGCCTTCATCTGGTGATTTGCTGAATAACATTAAATCATCTGCATCATAATCGTAATACCAATAATCCCCTTCTCCCCTAAACTCTTCATCTACTCTTGCTACTGTAAAATCCTTATCTTCATCTACAGAATAAATCGTGTCACCTTCTTCTATTTCCCACCAATCAATAAATATTTTTTGTATTTTCCTAGGTAGCTCTAAGAACTGCTCTGCTATAATGTAATTCATTATTCAACCCCCTTTATTATTTCATTAACATATCCTTTTATTTTTAGTAAATCATCTAAATCTAAACCACTAATCATTGCACCTATTTCACACTGTAATTGCCTTTCTCTTTCTATTCTTTTTACTAGGCTTTCATATGTTTCTCTATCAGGATAAGCCTTATAATAGCAAGTAATCCCATCACTTATACCTGTTTTCTTATCAAAACGTAATTCTCTTTCTCTGCTGCAAGTCTTAACATAAAAACTTATCGTATTTACTTTTGTTATTTCTCCTTTAAATGTCCTTGCTTCTCTATTCACAAACTTATCATGCGTTACAATAAATATTTGCTGTCCTTCCTTTACTGGAAATCTCATCTAACCCCTCCTATTCTTTCAAGCTTTCATATCTTTCCTTTGTAGCTAACCCACCTCTAATATACCTTTCTTCCCAGTTGGCATCTAAAACTTCTCTAACCTTCTCATACAAGGAGTGGTTTATATATTTAAGTCTAATTATTAAATCTTTATGAACCGTTGATTTAGATACTCCCATATGTTTAGCCGTCTCCCTTATTGTTGCATTGTTTTTTACAAGATAATTTGCTGATTCAATTGCTCTCTGCTCCATATATTCTTTATTCCTTCCCACAGATTCACCCCCTATTCTAAAAGCAACCTTTGCAATCTTTCATTCTCCTGTCTAGCCAAATTATTTCTTATGCTTTCTTCTGGAAACTTCACCGGAGTAGCCATTCTCTCAATTCGGCTCTTTAATCTTCTGTCATGTTTCAATTCATCTAATGATAAATTCGAAGTAAATATAGTTACTTTTTTATTGTCCATTCTAGAATCCAATATTGAGTAAAACGTTGATTTTACCCAAGGAGTAGGGTTCTCTACCCCCACATCATCTAAAATTAGTACCTCGACTTTTCTAATTGAATCTATTAATTCCTTTTGAGACATTTCACTATTGCTGTTAAATGTATCTGTAATTTCATTTAGCAAATCTACTGTTTTGGTATATTTTACTTGCACTCGCTTTACTTTAATAAGTGCATTGCCAATACTTATTGCCATTCGAGTTTTGCCACTTCCAGCTTCTGTGCTATACATATACAAACCTTTGCCTTCATCTTGAAATTCTTCAAAGTTCTTTACAAAATTAGCTGCTACTTTCTTAGCTATTGTTGCTATTGTTTTGCTATCTGGTCTAGTGTATATGTCTATCTCAAAACTCTTAATTGTTAGGGCTTGAAACTCTTTAGGAATATTTGCAAATTCTAACTTTCTATCAATGATTTTGTCATGTTGACATTGACAAATTTTTGCATTATCATCATCGATTAAAAACATTCCAGATCCATCACATTTATTGTAAGGACAACTAGAAGTCGATTTCTCCGATTGGCTCGACACTTCCATCTTCTCCGATAAGTCCAGATTCTTTTGCAAGTTTTTCAAGTCTAAGACTTTCTTCTGAAGCTCCTCCACTGTCCTTGGATGTTCCTTTAGAATTTCCTTTATTTGCTCCACTTCCTTTCACCCCTTTATAAACTTCTTCATCCTTGGCATTTCTCATGATTCCATAACAGTAATTCTCTCTTTTATCGTGATATTTGGGATTATTGATATAGACATTTAACCCATATATAACTGTATCTGGCTTAAACTTCTCCCATTCTGTATAGATTTTTACGATTACACTGTCAGCGATCTTACCATTTTTTCTAGTCCACCTAAGGATGTCAAAATATTCATCTATTATTTTTATTTGAGATTCTGAATACCTAAGACGCAAATTTTTAATTTGCAAATCAACATCATGTTCTTTTACTTTACTTTCCTTTACTTTACTTTCCTTTACTTTACTTTGTGGTGTTATCTCTGTAGTTATTGAGCTGTCCTCGGTTTCTACTGGTAGAAACTCGTCTGTACTGTCATTACTACTAGCAATAACTGGCTTTTCAGGCAAATCAGATTTTCTATTGCTGTAAACTGGAGATAAATTATTTACAAAATTATCACTCCAAATTATCTTTTCTTCCCACAAATCTCTATCTATTGCTTCAAGTTCTGCTAACATATTTAATATTTCTATAGCTTTTTCTTCTTCCACTCGAGTTTTAGCTAGTAGAAACTTCCATGCAGGTACGTTGCTACAGTCATAATAATGGCCGTCAGTATTCCCTAGTAGTTCTAATAATTTAAACCAAAAGGCATATCCGTCATTTCCATACGATTGCTCTAAGATAAATAATGTTTTACCGCTACTAACAAAGTGAGGAAAGTAATCTACTGTTTCTTTTTTAGGTCTTGCCATTAATCACCACCCCATTCTAAAATCTTTACTTCTAGGTCCTTAACTCCAAACTTCATAGCCTGGTTATAAGTTTCATGAAATAAATCTATTCTGATATTTTTATTGTCATTTCTTAATGCTCCACCAGTGTCCCCAACCTCTACAACTCCCCAATCAGGTATTTCTAATCTAGTACCATAAGGAAGCTTTCTTGGGTCTGCTGCCACTATTCCTCGACTTACTTGTTTACCTATAGAAGTTCTATTTGGATTACCTTCAGCTTGTTGGCCATCTACATTGTCTAGTGGAGAATAGGCAGTTAATTTGGCCCTTATGGTCCTTAGTTGCTCGTTTTCCCCTTCTAACTTGATTAAATCATTTTCCAATAACTCTATTTGGAGAACAAGGTTTTCCTCTAGCTCTTCTTGCAACCTTACCAGTTCCACATAATAATTCTTCAATTTATTTAAGTACGCTATTTGATTTTCAAGTTCCGTTATTTCTATCTCTAATTGAGATATTTCTTGTTTAAATTCTTGGCTTAGTGTCAATAATGCTACTATGGATATGGTTGATATTATGATAAATAGAATCCAAACCTTAGTATCTTTGTCTATTTTAATCACTCCCTTACCTCTAAAAACTTGCTACAATATCCACCTTCTTGGATACTGGAAGGAATTCTTTTATACTTTTCACATATGGTTGTAAGTCCTAGTTTCTGATGTTGGCACTTATTGCAGATTGGGGTTCTCTTAATGCCGATTCCGAAAAATTCTCTCATTATTTCCCTCTGTTGGTTATTATAATAATTCACATCACTCCCCCTTTAACTGTCTCTCCATTTCCCTTTTAATCATTTCTCTAGCCCAATTTTTTAACTTTTGAATAGGTGTATCTGGCTCACAAGGAACCCATACGACTATGGAATCTTTCACATATAGACAATTTATAGTTACATATCTACCAAACATAATTAATCGCCCTCCCCATGGTACTTAGTGAAATCAAATTTCCCTTCTTCATAGCTACTACATTGCATATTGTAATTAGCATTTTTTATTGATTCGATATTCCAATCCTGTATATCAAGCGATATTACGGTACAATCTGGGATATTTGGTTCACGATACATTCCCCATTCAGTTCCATATTCTTCGCATTCTTGCCAGCCCTTTAGATACTTACAAGTGAAACAATTCTTTAACTCTGGATTGAATTTGCAATGGTGTCTATCTGGTGTCTTGAAGTCTTTTTTACAGAATCGACATTGATATCTAGTTACTTCTTTCATGGTCATTTTTTTCACCTTCCCACTCTAGACAAGTATCATTTTCTGAAACTGATTCACAACATTTATCACTTCTTCCGTTACTACAATGCTCTTTATATATCCATTTGCAATTTTCACATATTTTCAATGGTATTCCTCCTAACTAAAACTAGCTTCTGGCTCTGCTTCAATTTCCACTTCATCATTTTCATAATCAGTATCAATTATTATTTTTGTTCCAGATTGAGCTAGGTTCATTAAGAATATAGAAAATTCATCAAGTCGTCTTAGTGAGCTGATATTGTTAATAGATTGAGAAGTAATAGTCCAATCCCATCTACTAAATTTACTAATTTTTATTTCAACATTCATTTTTTCATCTTTTTCATGTTTATGATATCCTAAAAGTACCCCAAATAATAATTGAAAATTCCTCTAGAGGAAATATATAATATCCCTATGACAATTCATAGGGGGTTAGGGGATGATAAGTTTAATGGATAAACAAGGAATAATAATAGACGGATTTTTAAAAGGAAATTCTCAATGGGAAATTCATAGAAATACAGGATTTGATAGAAAGACAATTAGAAAATATATTAGGGAATATGAAGAAAGTAGATCTAAATTATTGAGTGGGGAAGGTGATAAATTAATGCTAACTGAGGAAATAGTAGAGTCACCAAAATATGATTCAAGCAACAGAACTAAGATAAAGTTAACTGAAGTAATAATGGATAAGATAGATTTCTATCTAGAGGAAAACCGGGAAAAAAGAAGTACGGGTAAGGGTAAACAACAAAAGAAAAATATAGATATACATAGTTGTTTAATTGATGAAGGACATAATATTAGTTATTCAACGGTTTGTAACTATATCAGAAATAAGTTAAATGAAAAAAAGGAAGCATACATCAGACAAGAATATGAATTAGGTCATGTGGTTGAATTTGACTGGGGTCATGTTAAATTAGAAATAGATGGTGAAGATAAAAACATACAAATGGCTGTAATGGTAACAGCTAAAGGTAATTACAGGTTTGCATACCTTTATCAAAATCAAAAAATGGAAAGTTTTCTAGACTCTCATGTTAGGTTTTTTAACCATATAGGAGGTGTTCACAAGGAAATAGTTTATGACAATATGAAAGTGGCAGTTAAAAGATTTGTAACAAAAACTGAAAAAGAACCAACAGAAGAACTTTTAAAATTATCTATGTACTATGGCTTTAACTATAGATTTTGTAATGCTAGACGTGGAAATGAAAAGGGACATGTTGAAAGATCAGTAGAGTATGTAAGAAGAAAAGCATTTAGTAAAAAAGATAAATTTGAAACATTAGAGGAGGCCAATAAATATCTGGAAGAAGAATTAATTAAATTAAATTCAAAAGAACAAAAATATAATGAAAACAAAACAGCAAAAGATATATTAATAGAGGAAGTCCCCTACTTAATAAAACTTATGCCTACTTATGATATTTCAAGATTAATAGAATTAAGAGTAAATAAATACTCAGTAATAACAATAGATGAAAATAAATACTCAGTACCAGACTATCTAGTGGGAAAGTTTGTAATGACAAAGGTATATCCAAACAAGATAATAATCTACCATGAAAATAATAAGGTAGCAGAACATAAAAGAAGTTTTGGATTAAGTACATGGGATATAGAAATAAAACATTATTTAAATACATTAAAAAAGAAGCCTGGGGCAATTCATAACAGCACAGCCATGCGTCAAATGAATTCCAAGCTTCAAAACATCTATAATAAATATTATACACAAAATCCAAGAGATTTCATAGACCTAATTGAATTAATTTCAAAAGAAGATTTAGAGAAAATAGAAAAGATTATAAAAGAATTAGAAAAAATAAGTCCTTTAAATATAGATACAGAAAAAATAAAACTTTTATGTTATAGAAAAAATGAAGCCATGGAGGAAAATAAATATAAAAATACAGAAATAGAAAAGCAATCAAAGCTAATTCTAAGTGATTATGGAAAACTATTAAACAATTCAAGTATAGAATTTGATAAAGGAGCTTTGATAATATGAAAAAGAATATGGCTAAAGAAAATATTAAAAATCTAGCAAAGGAGCTAAAGCTTCCATATATAAATAGAAGTGTAGAAGAAGAAATTAATGAAGCAAATATAAGAAATTTAACATATGAAGATTTTCTTTTATCAATACTTGAAAATGAGTACGACTTAAGAAAAACTAATGGGATAAAAAGTAGAATTAGACAAGCAAGATTTCCATATAAAAAATATCTAGAAGATTTAAGTCTAGAGGACTTACCACAAGACGCAAGGGATAAAGTAAAGGTATTTTCATCCTTAGACTTTATAAAAACAGGGCAAAATATAATATTAGCTGGTAATCCTGGAACAGGAAAAACACATATGGCTATAGGAATAGGTATTAAAGCCTGTACAAAGGGTTACAAGGTATTATTTACAACAATCCCTTTACTTGTAAATGAATTAAAAGAAAGCAGATCAGAGAAAACACTTAGGGCCTTTGAAAAACGTTTTGAAAAGTATGATTTAATAATAGCAGATGAATTAGGATATATCTCCTTTGATAAAGAGGCTTCAGAATTATTATTTACTTATCTCTCATTAAGAGCAGGAAGGAAGTCAACAATAATTACAACTAATTTATCATTTGAAAGATGGGATGAAATATTTAAAGACCCAGTAATGACAGCTGCTATGATAGATAGGCTTACACATAAATCATATATAGTTAATATGAATGGAAATTCTTATAGATTTAAAGAAACACAGCTTTGGTTAGAAGAGCAATAATTTTTTTATCCAACTAGAGGAATTTTGGAGTAAAATATGGGGGAAATTTCGGTAGTGTAAAATAATCTGTGCTTTTGCGAAATAAAATTCTCTTTTCTGGCAAGAATCAAAATATGATTTAAACCAGAAAGGAGAATTTTTTATGTCAACATTACCAAAAGAAATTTTAAGAAATAT